GACGGCAAACGGGACGATGATTCTTAAAGGAGGGTCATCGTCTGCGACCGGCGTTGGAGTTACTTTCCCCGCAACACAATCGTCATCGTCTGACGTCAATACGCTGGATGATTACGAAGAAGGTACTTGGACGCCAAGCATTGGCGGGACTGCAACTTATAACTCTCGATGGGGGTCATACACCAAAGTCGGAAGGATTGTCACTTGTCAATTTTGGGTTAGCGTAAATGCGATTGGAACAGGATCTGCAACCACAATTACTGGGTTGCCGTTTACAATAAACAACCCAACTTATGCAAATGACACAAGTGGTGGACCAGTTACTTATTTTGCAAGTTCTGTAACATCTGTTTATACGTTAAATATTAGGGGGACTGCGGGGGCTGCATCTGTATTTTTCTCTGGTACTACCGCAGCATCTACCACAATCAACAACTCTGTTTCGGTGTTTCAAAACTCCGCAGCTATTCAAGCGTCAATTATTTACGAAACCGCAACTTAACTACACCGGATTAGTGTAGTCAGACACAAGGATTTATTATGCTTACGAAAGAAGTTAAGGTCGATCAAGTCACCGTCACGGAAAACGGCATTGTGTTATTCCGTGAGGCTACGCGCATCCTTGAGGATGGCGTGGAATTGTCCAAGACCTACCACCGTTCAAGCCTGACTCCCGGTCAAGACATCAGCGCAGTACCTGCAAACGTGCAAGCAATTTGCAATGTTGCGTGGACTCCTGAAGTTGTTGCGGCGTACCAAGCACAGGCATAAATAATGGCTGCTGTAATTTTATCCGGTGATACCTCCGGGACGGTATCGTTAGGTGCGCCGGCAATAGCGGGGACGCAAGCGTATACCCTGCCAACCGGATACCCAGCGACTAGCGGCTACGCGCTGACCAGCACGACTGGCGGGGTGATGAGTTGGGCTGCCTCTGGTGGCAATCCGATTCTTGAATCGCAAATTGTTATCAGCCAGAACTATTCGCTGAGTAGCAACACAAACGGGTTTAGTGTTGGGCCGGTGTCAGTGGCGACCGGATTCGCAGTAACTGTCGGTACGGGCCAGACTTGGCTTGTTTCTCAATAAGGATTTAGAGATGAGTTCAATCAAACTTCAGGGCAATGCCAGCAACACTGGCATCTCGGTTTTGCAGTCGGCCAATACCGCAAGCACGCTTACCCAGACGCTGCCATCTACTGATGCGGTAACGCTTGGCTACCTCAACGCTCCACCGGTTGGGACCAAGACGGCCAGCTACACTCTAGCGGTTGGCGACGTTGGCAAGTACGTCCAACTTGGAACGTCCGGTGCGATTGTGATTCCAACGTCTACGTTTAGCGACGGTGACTTGATCACGATCTACAACAACACCTCGTCAACGGCGACAATTACTTGTTCTGCGCCAACGGCTTACATTGCTGGGTCAAATACAACCGTAACGTCGGCCACGCTTGCGATTCGCGGTGTTTGCACGGTTCTGTTTAGTTCTGCCACCACTTGCGTCTTGACGGGCAACGTGTCATGAGTGGGATTATGTTGGCTGTGTTGGGTGGAAAGGGCGCTTTGCCTGTACCAACATCTATTCAATATCTTGTTGTTGCTGGCGGCGCAGCGGGTGGAAGTAGTATTGGCGGCGGCGGTGGCGCAGGTGGTCTTAAAACCGCCTCTGGTTATTCTGTTGTAACTTCAACTTCTTACACAGTCACAGTTGGCGGCGGTGGGTCTGGAGTAACTAGCAACGTAGGAAATGCAGGAAGTGTTTCAAGTTGGAACACTAGTGCCGTTGGAAGCGGAGCAAAAATTGAATGCCTTGGTGGTACCGGAGGTGGTAATTACACCGGAACATCTGGTGTTGCCGGTGGTTCTAGGGGTGGTTCTGGAGGCGGTGGCGGCGCATCAGAAAATGGAACTGCCGCAAGTGGTGGAACTGGAACATCTGGACAAGGTAACAATGGCGGTAATGGCGCTGGAAACCTTAGCGCTGGATATGAAGCAGGAGGCGGTGGAGGTTCTGGAGGGGCTGGCGGCAATGCCGTATCAAGCGTGTCTGCGGGCGCTGGTGGAGCCGGAACTTCATCGTCAATAAGTGGATCTTCTTTGTTTTATGCAGGCGGTGGTGGTGGAGCCTCTAATAACGGTGGAGTTGCTGGCGCTGGTGGATCAAGTGTAGGAGGTGCGGGTGGCGCAGGAGCAGGATCAACCGGAGGTACTGGAACCACTACTGGAGGAACTGGGTCTGCAAACACCGGAAGCGGTGGCGGTGGCGGTGGATTTAGTGGAACTGCTGGATCTGGAGCGACTGGAATTGTGATCATTTCTTATCCATCTACGTTTGCTGCTGCGGCGTCAACGACCGGATCTCCAACAATTACTGTTTCTGGAGGAAATCGTATTTACTCTTGGACCGGGAACGGTTCAATTACTTGGTGAAAGAAATGGCCCATTTCGCTAAACTCGATGAAAACAATGTTGTAATTCAGGTGAATTCCGTTCACAACAATGAACTGCTGCAAGATGGCGTTGAAAGTGAAACAAAAGGAATTCAGTTTCTTATTGACTGGTCTGGTGGGTACACCAATTGGAAACAGACCAGTTACAACGGCAATTTTCGCAAGAATTACGCTGGCATAGGGTTTACTTACGACTCAACCCGTGATGCTTTTATAGAACCACAGCCGTTTCCGTCTTGGGTTCTCAACGAAGATACTTGCAGGTGGGATGCTCCAACGCCAATGCCCACTGATGATCAACCGTATCGGTGGGACGAACCAACAACCTCTTGGGTGGTGATCAATGGATAAGGCAAACCTATCAATCAATCTGCTCAACGCCATCCTGCAGTATCTTGGCCAACGCCCTTACGTTGAGGTTGTTGGTTTGATCAAGGCGATTGAGAAAGAAGCCCAAGCCCAACCGGAGCCCGAGAATGGCTGAAAAATGGATTCAGAAGGCCGTGAAGCACCCCGGAGCACTCCGGGAGTCCCTTCATGTACCAATGGGTAAGAACATCCCAGCCAAGGCCCTGAACAAGGCTGCCAAGGCACCCGGCAAACTTGGCCAACGTGCGCGGTTTGCCAAGACCCTGCGAGGCTTTGATTGAGATGGCCGACGTTCACGAATTGGCCTCAGAGACAGACAAGCGATTGAGTGTTCATGAGGCGGTATGCGCAAGCCGTTACGAAAACATTCAAAAACGGTTTGACGATGGTTCCAAGCGCATGGCAAGGATTGAGCACACCTTGTATGTGGTGATCGCTGCGGTGCTGTTTGGCCCCGGCGTAGCGGCTGAGTTTGTCAAAAAGATGTTTGGGCTATGACTGAAAAATTGGAGGCCAAGTCGCAGTTGATCGAGAAGACTGCGTTTGCGGTGCTTCCAATTTTGTTCACTTGTGTCGTCTATCTAATGTCGTCATTGGATAAACTTAGCCACGACGTGACTGTGCTTAATGCCAAGATCAGTTTGGTGGTCACTTCAGACAACAAACAGGCAGCAAATTCAGGGGCAGAACTTGCGCGGGAAAAGTTGCGGCAGGATATGGAAAAAGAAATCCAGCACAACCGCGACATGATTCATGAAAACCAAAGGCACATCAGCATTATTGAAGACCGCATGGCGAGGAAGTGATGGATGTCATTGATCATTTGCTTCGTTTTTGGCCGGTCTTTGCTGGGATGATTACTGTTGTGATTGTTCTTGCGCAGCACCATCAGCGTACTGCCGTACTGGAAGAAAAGGTCAAAATGCTCTTTGACTTGTACAACAAGATGAAAGACAAGAATGGCTGACTTCAATCCCGCGTTTGAAAAGATGATCCACGATGAAGGTGGGTTCCAACTGACCAACATACCGGGCGACCGGGGAGGACAGACATATGCCGGAATCGCAAGAAACGCAAACCCCAACTGGGCTGGCTGGGCTTTGGTTGACCGTCAAGAAATGGGCGGATCACTTACATCTATGGTTCGGGAGTTTTATCGCCTCAATTATTGGGACCGCATTAGGGGCAATGAGATCGCTGACCAGCAAATTGCGGAAACCATCTTCAACTTCGGGGTCAACGCCGGAATAGGGTTGGCCATCAAACTGGCTCAGGTTGTTGCAGGAGCGGTCCCAGATGGCGGCATGGGACCAAAGACGATTGAGTTACTCAATCGCAGCACGGCGAAGGGTTTCATAGCCTCCTACGCCCTTGCCAAGATCACCCGGTACGCAGAGATCTGCAACCGAAACAGGGACCAATCCAAGTTTTTGCTGGGTTGGATTAACCGCACCCTGAAAGGACTTGCGTAATGGACCTGATTGGCATTGGGAGCATCATTGAAGGTGTTGGCAAGATCGCCGGTGATTTGGTCACGACGGACAAGGAAAGGCTCCAGATGGATCTGGAGAACCGGAAACTGGACTTGGAAGAGAAGAAGATCGACCAAGCCACCGACCTTGCTCAAGTTGAGATCAACAAGATTGAAGCCGGTTCATCTAGCTTATTTGTCGCTGGTTGGCGTCCTGCTGTGGGTTGGGTTGGGGTTTTGGGTTTGGCTTACCAATTTCTTGGCTACCCTTTGATGCAATGGCTGTGGTCTTTTCTGCAGGGCGTCGATATAATTCCCAAAGGGCTCCAGCCGCCACCTGACCTGCAGACTGATCAATTGATGGTTTTGCTCTCGGGTCTTCTTGGCTTTGGCGGCATGAGAAGTTTTGAGAAGCACAAAGGGGTCGCAGCAAAATGACAGTTGCTAGCGTTATGACGTATTCGTCACTGGTTGACGACATTGCGACCTACCTTGAGCGCAACGACACGGCCACTCTGGACAAGATTCCGCAGTTCATCATGTTTGCGGAACAGGTAATTGCGTCGGAGATTAAATTCCTTGGAAACCTGACGGTGGCCAACGGGACTATGACGGCCAACAATCCAATTCTGGACAAGCCTGCACGGTGGCGTAAGACCGTATCGTTCAACGTCACCACAGGCGGGGAGCGGATCCCGGTGTTCTTGCGTAAGTACGAGTACGTCCGGGAATATTGGCCAGATGACACCAAGACCGGTGTGCCTGCGTTTTACTGCGACTACGACTACACCCACTGGCTGGTGGCTCCTACCCCTGCGACCAACTACTCGTTTCAGGTTCTGTACTACGAGCGCAACCAGCCGTTGGATTCAACCAATCAGTCCAACTGGTTTACGCAGTACGCGCCTCAAGCGTTGCTTTACGGAAGCCTGCTGCAAGCCATGCCGTTCCTCAAGAACGACGAGAGAATCCCGGTGTGGCAGTCGATGTACGACAAGTCGATCGCCCTACTCAAGGAAGAGGATCTGACGCGGGTTGGTGACCGTCAAACCTTGGTGAAAGACTCATGAGTTACAACAGCCCATTTACGGGTAACGTCATCCAGCCAACGGATGTTGCTTACGCATCCTATGCGCTAACGTCAACGACCGGTTCGCTTCAACTCCAGTGGCCGCTCAACGGTAACGACACTGCGTATGTTGCCGCGAGGGTGATGCAGGTTAGCACAACCAGCACGGCCTATGAGTTGTGGATGCCGCCTGCTGATCAGGTGTCTGTGGGTCAGGATGCACTGATCTACAACACCGGCACAGTCAAACTCAACATCAAGAGTTACGGCGGCCTGACGTCAATTTGTACGGTTGACACAAGTAGTTCCGGTAACGGTTCGGCGCAGTACATCTTCATCACTGCAAACGCCAACAACTCAGGGACGTGGGGCGTCATAGCGTTTGGGTCATCAACGACTGCCGCGAGCGCTGTGTCGCTTGCCGGCGCCGGTCTGACGCCAATCTCAACGACTTTGAATGCTGCTTACCCTGCGGCTGCGATCTCCACCGGCATTACGTTCAGTTCTGCCGATCGTGCGGTTGCAAATTTTTGGGCCGGTGGTAGTGGGTCGGCGACTCTGCCTTCGGCTGCTTCTCTAGGCAACAACTGGTTCATGCTGTTCCGCAACAACGGGACAGGAACGTACACGATCAACTGTACGGGTTCTGACCAGATTGACGGGGCATCAAACAAACAATTCAATCCGGATGAATCGGCAATCATTGTCTGTTCAGGAACCCGGTTCTTTACGGTTGGGTACGGGCAGTCAAGTTCGTTCTTTTTCAATATTCTTGTCAAGACGGTCACGGCCGGGGCTTATTCACTCACGTCTTCGCAGTGCGCGAACATCATTCAAGAGTTTGTTAGCCCATCCGGTGGGTTGACGGGAAACGTCACCGTCACTTATCCGCCAATCGTCAACCTGTACGTCATCAGTAACCAGACGACGCCTAATGGCTACACGCTAACGGTTACGACTGGAATCACTGGTGGAGCGACTGCAACAATTCCGGCAAACGCTCAGGCCACTTTGGTTTGCGACGGAACAAACTTCTTCAACGCAAACACCGTACAGTCTGGCGGTACAACGTTTAGCATCGTTGACGGCACGGTAAGCGGACCAGCAATCTACTTCGGCAGCGAACCGACCACAGGTATTTATCATCCGGGGTCGGGTGAATTTGGGGTCTCTGTGCTTGGTGTGAAACGCCTTGATGTGACGACCACCGGGATTGCCGTGACGGGCACTGGAGCGTTCTCAGGGGCTGTTTCAGGCACTACTGGAACGTTCACCTCTGGCGTCTCTGGCGGCACGTTCCCATGACCGCAAAGGTCTTTTCGTTAGATACCAAGGCCGGTATACAGAGGGACGGTACGGTATTTGACATGAACTTCTACACCGCTGGGAAATGGGTTCGTTTCCAGCGCGGCCGTCCTCGGAAGATCCTCGGGTATTCGGTGATCTCGGCTCAAGTTCTTGGCCCTTCCAGAGGCGTTTGGGTTAATCCAAACAACGGGTACAACCAAGTCTATTCTGGTTACGCCAGCGGCCTGCAAGAATTGAGTATCAACAACGCCGGAGTGGGCGCCGGGGTGGTTGACATTACCCTGAACAACTTTACGGCAAGTTCCGCAAACCTTTGGCAGTTTGACGGGTTCTATGACGTTGGCGGATCTGGGGTTGGATCTATTTTGGCGCATCCCGGCCAGAACCTTGCGCAGATTGATTCAACGGTCAATACGCCGGTATTGATTGGAGACATCAACGGCACGACGCTTTCCCAGATTGGGACTTTTCAGAATACCGGCTCCTATCTCAACGGAACGACCTCGGTAACAATTCCGACAACCAATGCATTGATTGGTGCGGGGCAGGTGGTTACCGGTACTGGTATTCCTTCAGGGACTACGGTTTCGTCAACCACGCTTGCCAATGGCGTTCTGACAACAGTAGCAGTAACTGGCACCGCCGGACAGTGCTCTTGTGTGAGCACCTCGGGTCTATTTGTTGGCCAGACAGTATCGGTGACCGGAACGAACACCGGGTCGGCCACGGGTATTACGTCGGGCGTAACGTACTATATCATCGCCACAAACTATTCAACGACGTTCACGCTTTCTGCGACTTCAGGTGGATCGGCAATCACGACGACGGCCGGGTCAACAACTGGTTTGATTTTTACAATCGGCAACTACCAAAAGGTAACGTTGTCGGCTGCAGCAACAACGAGTGGGATATCAACCCTGACGTTCAATAACGGGGTCTCTGTTTCAGGCGGTGTGGTTACTCTGCACCCGTACATTTTTGTTTACGGCAACAACGGCTTGATCAAGAACTGCGCCGCCGGAAATGCTCAGGATTGGGTCTCAGTGGACGCTAACGAGACCAACGTAGCGACCAGCAAGATTGTGCAAGGGTTGCCTGTCAGGGGCGGCTCAAACGCTCCTTCTGGACTGTTTTGGAGCCTTGATAGTCTGATCCGGGTCTCCTATATTGGAGGCACTGGAACCCCGCCGCAGTATTGGCGGTATGACTTGATCAGCAGTCAGTCATCAATTATGTCGAGCCAATCGGCAATTGAATACGACGGTGTTTACTACTGGTGCGGCGTTGACCGGTTCTTGTTGTACAACGGAACGGTCAAAGAAATTCCAAACAATTTCAACCAGAACTACTTTTTTGACAACCTGAACTACGCCCAGCGGCAAAAGGTTTGGGTCAGCAAAGTTCCAAGGTACGGCGAGATCTGGTGGTTCTACCCCCGTGGTGATGCGACTGAATGCACGGATGCCATCATCTACAACGTGCGCGAGAACATTTGGTATGACGCGGGCGAGGCTGACGGGGCACGGCGATCGGCAGGGTACTTCTCTCAAGTGTTTGCTCACCCGATCTGGGCCGGCTGGGATGCGTCTGATGGATACATCAAGGTGTGGCAGCACGAGATTGGGACGGATGCAATTGACGGCAGGAACGCTTTGGCGGTGGACTCGTACTTTGAGACCAGTGACTTGGGTTGGGTTGCTGGGGGCCCTGCTGAACCCGCTATGATTGGGGAAAATCGCTGGTTGAGATTGGAGCGTGTGGAGCCTGACTTCATCCAATCTGAAGAGATGACGTTAGTGATTACCGGCCGACCGTTTGCGCAAAGCGACGATGTTGATTCCAATCCTTATGTGTTTGGGCCAAACACTGGCAAGGTTGACATGAGGGAGCAGCGCCGGGAGATTAGATTGAAATTCAGATCTAACGTTGCAGGCGGGAATTATCAGTTAGGCAAAATTCTGTTGAGCGCAACGATCGGTGATGTGAGGCCGTACTAATGGCCCAACCACTGGTCTACGACCCGCGATATCATACGTTTGAGTCTTGGGCCGCTTTGATGTGTGAGCAGTACGCTGCTCAGAACCTTGAGATTCCCAACGCAAGAACGGATTGGAAGACTTGGGGTAACGGAATCAAGGCAATTGATGTGTTCACCAACGAAGCCATTCCAAGCACAGACAGATATGACAACTGGTACGACTGGGCTGCTGCCTTGTTGGGATCGGTAAACCCGGCGGCTGGCTAATGGAAACCAAAGAACTGATCAAGCAAACCAAGGACTTTATGAAGCAGCATCACTTGAATGCTGCGGAGATGAAACTTCTTGGCGAGTTGGCCGTTGACGCGATCGGCAACAACGAGGCTTACCAGCGGTTCCGTGAGACGGTGATTGAAGCCGGGTTCATGACCGATCAGGAACTCCCAGAAGAGAAGAATTACATGGTCCTGATGGCACTTGGGACCATGGGCGAACTGGCCGGAGAGAAGTAATGGTAGCGGCAGTAGAACTTGATCCGGATGCTTTAGAGCAACGAGAAGCCGCCAAAGCCGCACAGGCGGCCTACCTTGCCACGCCTGAAGGAAAGTTAGCCACGAGAGCGCAACAACTTTCTGGCGACTACGGCGATGTGAGGCAGGTTGACCCAAAGAATGTACCTGCAATCGAGGCTCTTCTCACGCAGATTGGAACCGAAAACGAAGCAACGAGGGCGATTGCCGCTACTCTTGCGCAGAAGTACGGGATTACTGACCTCAACGAAGTAGGAACAAGGCAGGGGACCAAGCAAGAATACGACCCCAATCAAGAAGCCTACGTCAATGTTCCGGCGACTGAGTATTACAACAAGGTCACCAACGCGGCAATTCCACAGAACTTTGCCACTTACGATAATGGCAAGGCCACTTATTACTTTGGACTTGACACAACCAAAGACGGGAACCTGACGTTCAATCAACCTCAGCAGCCCAACCCGCGAGCCAGCGGAGAGTTCAAAGCAATTGCACTCCCCGCACTTGCGTTGGCCAGTCTGGCGTTTGATTGGTCTGGCCAGACGGGTTATGCCATCCTTGGCGCTGGAGATGCGGTTGCGGGGGCCGTAGCGGCCGGTGAGATGGCGGCATCAATATCTGCAGCCACCGGTATCACTGTCGGCGCCAATGCTATTGCAACCGGGATTGGCTCTGCGGCAGTTAACACTGCAACCACTTACGCTAGAACCGGAGACATTAACACCGCGCTTGCCACGGGGGCATCTTCTTTTGTCACGAGCGTCGGAAGTGCAGCAGCAGCAGGCACGGTTGGCGCTGCTTTAACTGCCGCAGACGTAAACCCAGCGCTGACTAATTATTTGTCTTCGGCAATTGCTGGGGCAACTGGCACTGCGTTGGCTGGCGGATCGGTTGACCTATCAAAGGTTGTCAATAGTGCATTGGCCACGGCGGCCAGCGTTGGGGTGACCAATGCTGCCACTCCCTACGTTGGCGCTGACGTAGCCAAAGGACTTGGCGCAGCCACCCAGACGTATATCACCACTGGCAACACTGATGCTGCGATTCAAAACGGATTGTTCACCGGCGTTGGCTCTGCGCTCAAGGGCGCCTTGCAACCCAAGAAGTCTGACTATACCCAAGAGCAAATCAACAGCGGCAAGTACGATCAGGACCTGAAGAACTGGGCAACCATCAACCCAGAGTCTTCGCAGGCTGCCGGAATGGGTGAAACCGCCCAAACACCGATTGGGGCTACCAGCGCTGCCAATTACAACAAAACAGCGGGTGAATACACTTCAATTCTTAACGAACAAAATCAAAAAATCAATGAGTACAAAGGTTTTTATGAAAATCAATTTAAGCCGGTGTACGAGCAAGAAAAGTCGCTTGTCTCAAATATAAACGACAAAATAAATCTTTATAAAGATTACATTGCCAGATGGAACGCAAACGACCCAGACGCGCCTCATTGGCGTGATGCGGCAAACAAACTTGCTCCAGAAATTCAAGCACTTAATTCGGAACTTGCCAACTTTCGCCAAGTCAATGCCCCGTTATATCAACAGCAACAAGAGTTATTTAGTGGAATTAAAGCATACGATCCAAAACTAAATGATCTGCAAACAACGCTTGATGCTCAAAGGCAACTCTTTCACACAGATCAAAGCACAACTGGCGTTGATGAAAACGGCGCACTGACGTACACGCCTGCTAGGTTTGACATTCAAAACCTCCCTCAAGTTGCATCTACTGGCAATTTGACTGGAATTGATTTTATTGATGAGCAGGGCGTTGCTCATGCAACTCTTCCACGAGTTGAGGTCACTGCAAGTTCAATTGATAAGGCGTTTGAAAACGCACCAGACGTAATCAAGCAATTAATTGCCACCGGTGCTCAAGGGTTTGGCGAACAGATCACGACGTTTGCCAACGCTTACTCGGCGCTCACGGGCACTCCGTTTGGCAATGCTATGGCCAACATTGGCAACAACCTCAGCATCTGGGGCGCCAATCGAGACAGCACTGACCTAGCGGCACAAACCAAAGCGTTCAACGCGGACCGTCAAAAGGCAGAGTCAATGCCTTGGTACGAGTCTCCCGGTTTTATTGTCAAGTCTGCAATGAAGAACCCGCTTGGGTTCATCTCTGAAGTTGGCAAAGAAAGAAGTCAAGAGATTGTGCCGGCGCTCGTTGGCGGGTTGGCTGCTGCTGCAGGCTTGTACTTTGGCGCTCCGATTGCCTCTGTTGCCGCGCTTGCTGCCGCCGGGTCTGCCCTGTCCGATGCGTTTGAGTCTTTCGGTTCTGGCGCAAAGGAAGCCTACGACGCTGCAATAAAGAAAGGGGCCACTGAACAGCAAGCCAGAAACACTGGAATCCTGAACGGAACCATTCATGCTTTGGTTACGGCGCCAACCGAATTCATTGCAGACAAGGCGCTGTTCAAAACCTACACAGACGGAATCACCAAAGGGCTCACTGGGCTGATCACTCAGTACGGCAGCGCAAACGTGCGCGAGATTGGTCAAGAGGTTCTTGAGACCTACGCTCAAGGGGTTTCCACTGCGTTGACTACCGGTCAACCAATTAACCTCAATGCTCTGACGGCGCAGGCGTGGACGGCCGGAATGGTCTCGTCTGGAACTCATGCTGGCATGAGCACCGAGGGCGCCATCAAAGACGCGGTAGTGGCGAAAGACTTCAGCGGCAACAACGTCACGCTTGCTGAGATGACATCCGGGTCCAAGTTGGTTGACCCGAGCACGATGAGGGCTGACGCGGTGATTGGCACCGCGGCGAACGGAACAAAGCAAACCCTTGGCTATGCCATGGCGGCATCGAGAGATCTGGGGTTAACGACTCCAGAACTGTCGCAGTTCATGCCGGCGTCAATGCTGTCCAACGACCTTGTGATTGCCACGCTGCCGGGTGGCACCCCGGTAACCATGGCCGACATGAGTCGGTTTGAGCAGACCGGTGGATCTCCGCAGACGTTCATGGAGAGCCTGTCAACCTCAAACCCGGTGGCGTTTGCAAACACCTACGTCAGCCCGACTGCCTCGTCAACGGAAAGCCAGTTTCAGACCCAGACGTTCTTTGACAATTCGGTGGCCGCCAAAATCCAAGCAGGCGCAAGCCCTCTGGACGCCACCAAATCAACCTTGTCGTCGATGGGAATCCCTGCCAGTGGGGTTAACCTCACCGCACTGAGCCAGACGCTTGGAGGCCAGAACAATGCCGTAGCAGCGGTTACTACACCAACGACCGCACCGACGGGTGGAACTACAACCAGCCCCGCGGCAGGAGGAGCAACCACCCCCGCACCCGGCGGAACTACAACTACGCCGGGCGGAACAACCGCAACACTTGGCGGAACAACGACCCCGGCTTCTGGTGGAACCACAACCGCGCCTGCAGGAACAACAACGACCCCTGTTTCCGGCGGCACAACAACGGCCGCAGGGACAACTACCCCTAGCGGAACGGCGACGACTACGCCGGTTTCTCAAAACACGATCGGTGCTGATGTAGCGGCAAACGCTATCCGATCGGCTGGCATGGACCCGACGGGCATGACGCCGGCTCAGATGGATGATGCATTGGCCAAGATTGAGCCGGGTGCAAAGTTCACTGTAGTTCCAACGGTCAGCGCAGCCACTGCGCCTACAACCACCGCGGCAATTACCGCTGCGACCGGAACAAACACTGCGGCAAATGCGGCAACAAATACGGCAGCCACGACCGGGGCAAACGCCGCAGCCAACGCCGCAACCAATGCCGCTAATAACGCTGCCACCGCTGTAACCACCGGGGTCAATCCTGCGGCGGCCACAGGCGCGGCGGTGACAACGGCCGTTAATAACGGTGCCAATACAAACACGGCCACTAACGCCGCGGTAACCGGTGCGGTGACTGCTGGGGCCAATCCAACTTCTGCTGTCACTGGTGCCGTCAATGCAGCAACTGCAGCAGGCACCAATCCAACGACGGCAACCACGGTAGCAACTAACGCCGCCACAAACGCGGCAACCAACGTAGCGACCAACACGGCTGTCAATACCAACGTCAACACAAACGTCAACCCGAATGTCAATCCCAATGTAACAACCGGAGGAACAGCAACTAGTGCAAATGCACCACCTGCAACGGTTGCACCACCTGCAAGCGCCCCCCCGTCCAATGCAGCGCTTGACGCACTTCAGGCTCAGATTGCTGCGCAGAACAAGTTGATTGCGGACGAGGCTGCCAAAAAGAAGGCTGCTGACGATGAAGCCAACAGGGTTGCGTCGAACCAAAGAGCAATGCAGTTCCTTGCTCCTGCCGCCAAGCCTGCGTCATCAAATAACGTGCTTCCGGCGGTGACGGCGTCTATAATTGGCGGTAAATCAGGGTTTGTTAGTCCGCTTGAAGCGTTTTCCAAAATGGTTCAAAAGGATCAATACATCCCGCAACAGCAACAACAGCCCGAGGGGGCTCTCATGCAGGCTTCTCCTTACGCTTACGGAAAACAAACTGACTTAAACGAAATTTTTGGTCTCAATGACCAACAAGATCAAGTTGAGCAGCAGGCCAAATCCGGAGGACTGATGACCCCTTTAATGGCCACCGGCGGGACTACCCGGTACGGAAAGTTTGCCGGGGGTGGGTTGAATGTGGTACACCATGCTGGGAAGATGAGGGTTGACTTCAGGAGCGGTGACGCCGTTACCGGAGCCGGAGACGGGCAGTCTGACGACATCCCTGCCATGCTTGCTGACGGAGAGTTTGTGATTCCTGCGGACGTTGTAGCGGCTCTTGGCAACGGTTCAACGAAGGCCGGGTCTGATGCCCTCTACGAGATGATGCATTCGATCCGGGCCCGTGCTCGCAAGGGTCACCCCAAGTCATTGCCACCACCGGCCAAGTCGCCGCTGGACTACATTAGCAAAAGGAAGTAATCATGGGCTTCGCTCAAGGTGATCCGTTACCGGACGTAACTAAGACCACGACGACGGTCCAGAACGCGCCGTCTTGGTACACCGACGTAACCAAGGGACTGTCAACCGCAGCAACAACTAACCTTGCTCGAACCGGGGCGCAATCGGTTGCCGGGCTAGATCCTCTTCAGACGAAGGGATATGGTCAAGTTGCCGGGGCTGCTGGGTCGTACGTTCCGGAATTGACAAATGCCGAGGCTACGGCTGCAGGAGCGGCTAAAGGTATTGATTACAGCAAAATTCAGGACTACATGGATCCGTATCGGAACCAAGTGGTCAATGAAATGGCGCGGTTAGGAAACCAGAACTTCCAACGTAACGTCTTGCCGGGTTTGGCCGGACAGTTTGTTGGAACTGGTGGTCTTGGTAGTCAACGGTTTGCAAACGCCGCAGGACAGTCGGCAACGGACTTTCAATCAAACTTGCTAGGTCAACAAACTGGCGCTCTGTCCAAGGCTTACAGTGACGCTGTGAACGCTGCCAAAGCCCAGTCGGAGTTGCAGAACAACGCCGCAATAACGCAGGGCAACCTTGCAAGCAAGGAACAAGAACTTGGCCTGACCGGCGCTGGTGCTCTAACGAAAGCCGGCGGGGAACTGCAGAAGTACCAGCAGAGCATCCTTGATGCACCGGCGCTCAATGCTAAGAATGCTTCTGATTTACTGCGTGGGTACACTTTGCCAACCGATCAAACCGTCAAGTTTGTTGGCCCTGACGCTGGCTCTTACAGTTCGTCTGATCTTTCAAACATTCTTGGCGTAGGTTCACTTCTTGGTGGATTCAAAGATAAAAGCACTGGTAGTGATTTTATGAATTGGCTAGGCCAAAATGCCGGTTCCCTAAGCAAAGAAGCATTAGGTGGGTTGAAAAACATATTCAGCGGAAGCAACGGCACGCCTCCCATTTAATTGATTAAAACGGACAATTCAAATGGCAGAACCAAAAGGCGGTCTTGGCTACATTGGGGACAACCCCAAAGCCATTGAAGACTCAGAAGCCGCTCTTGAAAGACTATCTAAGGCTTTGGAGTCACGCGGGGGCGGTATGTTCGACCCCCAGATGTTGGCATTGGCTGAAGGTTTTCTTGCGCCCACTCGCAGCGGTGGATTTGGTGAGTCGCTAGGTAATGCTGCCAATCGCCTGCGCCTTGCTCAAGAGTCACAAGGCAAACAAGAAATTGAAAACGCTCAAGCGCAACTTGGTTTGATCCAGCAAAAGGCTGCGCTTGAACAGCAGCGGTCGGCTGGTGCCGGGTATAAAACCCTTGAAGAAGAATATGGGTTACGTCCTAAGGCACCTCCCGTTGGCACTCCTATGGAGGCCCCAAAAGCAATTTCTGTTGGCCAGCCTGTTGTAGGTCAACCTGAACCAGCAACGTCTTCTATGTTCAACATGGAGATTCCGTTTGCGACACCAGCGCCAGTGGACAAGGCCGCAATCATTGCGAAGAACAAGGCCGCCGGAGTTGTTAACCCTGCAATTACAAGGTTGGAAATTCAGAAAGCCGAGCGCGACAATATTGACATGAAGGAAGGTTTTATTCTTGACCGCAATACCGGCAAGATTCGGTTGATTCCAAAGTTTGGCGAGGAGGATGTTCAAACTTACATCCCCGCATTTGAGGGGTTTGGCGGTGGAAACTTGAAGGTCTCAAAGGGCCTCAAGAGCGCTATGGATTACGCTGCGCAGTCTGGCAGCCCAGCGTATTGGGATCTGGCCAAACTTGCGGTTAACGGCCCTCCTAAACCCTCAGCGCAGCAACCAGAAGTGCAGCGTGCGCCTGCAGGACCTACTGCTGCACCGGGCGTACCGTCACCCACTCAGGTCGGTGCCGTGCAAACTGCAGCGCCAATGAAGGTGGAGCCACTGCCACCGATGGAAGGCGTCAAGGGTGCTGTGCCACCGCCTGCTGCGGCCGCTGCACCACCTGCTGCTCAACCTGCCGCTCCTCAAAGGCGCCAAACCATCGAAGAGGCTGAGGCCGCAAAGGCACGGCGTGAGATGGAGTTGCGTCTTGAAGAAGAGCGTAAGAAGGGTGAGCAAAAGGGCAAGCAAGAGAGAAGCGAAATTCGTCCGGCTGCTTTAGAGAAGCAGGCTACTGAACAAGAAATAAATGCTCGAAAAGAAATTGCCGACAACAGTAAAGAGGCAAATGACACAATTTCGTTTGCCAACCAGTTTAGAAAATACGCCGAGTTGCCCGGCGCAAATAAAATGTTTGGCATTTTGAATAATGAAAAAATTTCTTCTGGAATTGCTGAACTTGTTGCAACCGGCGTTGGTGTTACAGGATATACAATTGGCATACCTGCAATTGAAAATGTCATGCGCAAGGCAAACTTGACTCCGGCTGAACAAGCACAGTACAGGAGTTTTTTGCAACTTACTACTCAGTTGCAGTTGCAGCAGGCCAAATACATGAAAGGTTCGGTTAGTAACTACGAACGCACAATTGTTGCTGATGCTGTAATTGGACCCCAAGATACGCCTGAATCAATTCGCATGAAAGCGGACATTATGGCTGCTCGCGCCCAGTTTGATCGTCAAGTCGCAAAAAGATTCAAAGACTCAAAACAAGACGCTGCTGCGTTTTTGTCGTCTGATCAATATCTTAATGAAATGATTCCAACCTATCACGATCGCTTGGCTCGATTGATTGGTGGTGAAACAAGGTTGCAATCAAAACCTCCGTCACAACCGAAAACTCCGGCGCAAGGTTCTACAATTCCTCGTGCTGACGCTTTAGCGGGGATCAAGTAATGGACAAGATTGAAGAGTTGGGCCAGTGGCTCCTTGCCAACCAATCTAAGAAAGACTCTTCTGAGTTTCAAGACAAGGTTTCTGAGTACCGCCTGTTGAGGTTTCAGCAGAAGTACCAAGAGGCATCGCAACTTCCGGACGGCGATCGGAAGGCTATGATCCTTGATCGTCTGCGCACTGAGATAACCAATGCCGGCGGAACCCCGGAGTTGACTCAAGGTCCAATGGTTACGCAAACACCGGAAGAAGGTGACTTTGTAGAGGTTCCTGCACCGCCAGCACCTGCGGCACCCTCAGTAGATAGGTCAGGCGCTGACGCTGCTTCTCGTTTCCTGATGGGCGGAATCGGCGCTGGCGTAGGCACCGCAGCATCTACCGCAGGGATAGCCTCCAACGCCCTTGCAAACCGTTCTGCGCGTGTCGCAGGGATGCAGGAAGAGGCAAGGATAGCCGCGCAGGCTAGGGCCGCTGCACAGGCCGCGCAAGCGGGTGGCGCCGCTCCTGATGTTGTTCTGGCTGCGCCGAGCGGCAGCATGGTTAGCCGGCCGAGTGCGCCTGCTGCACCGGGTGGAGCACCGGGTGGAACGCCAGCACTTGGAACTCCTCGTGGCCCGGCAATGACCCCTGCTGGCGGCACCGGGGTTGCGAACTATGGGCAGGCTTTTGGTTTGCCTGAAATCGAACGTAACCGCGCTCTGGACATGACCAAGAACGAGGGCGGGGTTCATGACTTAACGACCAAGCGGCGCGAGGCTCTGAACACGCTGAGGCAGTTTGCTCCGGAGTACCGAGAACTGCCGAGCGGGTTGATGGTCAATACCCGCAACGCTCGTGAGCGATTCGTTCAAAACCCACAAGGCGCATTACCCGCTCCTACTCCGGCGGCATTGCCAGCGCCTGAGATGGGTCCTGCGCCGATGGTTGATGTAGTTGAACCTACCCTCAAACCCGCGGCCCCCGCTCGTGCCTATACGCCGCCAAAGCCGGGCCCGTTGGATCAAGTTGCTGACCTTTACAAACGGTTGATGAACACGCCAATTGTAGAGGGCGCTGGCCGCGTCATGCGCCGGGTTGCGCCACCAATTGCTGCTGCCGGTGCTGGTCTGGATTTGGCCGAGATTGAGCACGAGTTGCGCAAGGAAGCCGCGCAGCGTGACTACCTGAAGATGGCGCTGAAGGGCGCCGGTGTTGCTGGCGGTGCTCTGTCTTTGATCCCACACCCGGCAACCATTGCGATCGGTTCCGGGCTGGGACTTGGTGCTGCTGGTCTGGAGTATCTAAAGGATAAAGGCTACTTCGACTGAAAGAGTTTGGGGATCTCTCCTCCCCTAGACCCTGCAGGAGCAGGTTCAGCCCGTGCGATCACGGGCTTTTTTTCGCTCTGAGCAATGACGTACTGCTCAACGATCCGAGCAAACTCCAACACGTCAACGTATCCGTATACCCCGTTTGGATTGCGAGACTTGTCTGTGTAGAAATACAACTGCTTGATCGTAGCGTCGGTCAGGTAGGACTTACTTAGCATTCTTGGATCTCCAGAGTTCCCAGCGCATTATGCTGCCCTGCACCATGCTGCGGTGGGCGGTGCCCTTGTAGGGGTTCAGATCGGATTCGAGGAAGTCCTCAACGAGGCTTTTGTTGGCCAAGAAGAACTCGTGCTGTTCCGCCGACTCTTGGTCAGGGAACATTTCGCCGTCTGAGGTTTGGAAAGCGGTGACTGTTTTCATTGGTGGTTGTTTTTGAGTTGCCAAAATTCCAGCAGGCACAGGAACATATTCCAGCCCTTCTGGATCTCTTCCTCGGTCCATTCCTTCAGGAAGACAGTGCCGGGATGGGTACGGGAAACGAAGAGATTTGCACATCTGGCTTGATGGACTCCAAGGCCAACCCGGTAGGCGGCCAACTGCATAAGGTGTTCATCAAACCCGTCAACCTTGTCACCGGGTGCAAATTCTTTGGTTTTGATGTCAACCACCGCGGTTGGGCAGTGCAGGTCACACTTCCCGCCAAACCCAAGTTCATGGCCAAACGATCGCTCTGCAATCCACTCTTGCTCGCCAAAGGTGCTACGCAGTAGATCGTTGGTTGCCTTAACGTGATCAAAGTGCCGAGACAGCGGGCGACCGGTCCAGAAGTCCTCGATGGAGTTGTGAATGTCCGTCCCGGCATCTGCGGCGGCCTTCCCAAGTTCCTTTGAGTCAACTAAAACTCGACTCACAAAAGACTCATCAGTTTCCCCTTCCTTGCGAGTGAGGGTAAGGGCACTCATCAGCACCTGCTTCTGCATCCAGAGGATTAGGGCGGGCTTGTTTGCGACGTTGAGTATTGTGGTGACACTGGGAACCAGATTGCGGCTCCTAGCGTCTCTGAGCGTGGTTGCACGCTGCCCGGTAGAACCCATCACGGTGTACATGGGCTCTCCTGATCGCGTGTACCAATGCTCACTGGTTTTTGCTTTGGCAACGATCATGTTCCTTCCCTTTGTTTTCGCCCACGATCACGAACGGGTGGGCTGGTTTGTTTTGCTTGAGATGGCCCTCAATCCACTTGTTGAGGTTTTTCAGGTCCTTGTTGAAAAGGACCCTATCCTCTTTGTCGAGGACGTTCCTCATTACTGATAACGAGCCTCAGCAAACCTGATCAACTCAATCAGGTCGCTGAACCGTGGGTTCTTGAACTGGGGCCGGTCCCAAACAAATGCGGCAATCTCATCTATCGTCAACGGTCGCACCGACTCAGGTGGCGGTGGTGGCTCAAACCCGGTGGCCAGCCAATCATGGTCAACCTTGAGGTACTCAGCAGCCTGCAGGATCACATCGTAAGGAGGCAGTTTTTTGACCATCCTTGCGTTCTCGTAGTGGCCAACCATGGTTGGATGGCAACTCATAATGTAACTCAGTTGGTCTTGAGTTCTGTTTGCCTTGGCTCGCGCAATTTTAAGGCGTTTGCCAAAATCGATAAGGTTTTGTTTCGTAGTCAATTGAATTTACCCACAAATAAATAAGTAAGACGCTTCAGTAAAGGCTCTTTGTAGTTAAGCAACATGGTTTGAAGCATTTCCATGTCGTAACTCACCGCTCCGGTGAAGTGAGGTGGCTGGTAAAGCCGGCCAATATGCTCCGGACCCCAGTCTTTAACGATCTTTCCGTGCTCAATCATTGGACCTCCTCATGGCGAGGATGGTGTACCCAATCGACCAGACGCTGGCCATCATCATGATCTGGAGTTCCTCAGCAAACGCCGAGGCAACAACCAAAATAAACGAGGCAAGCGCTGCCCACTCTTCAATAGTTTCAGGCATTTCAATTCTCCTTCAAGGTTTCGCTGTAATGTTTTGGTCAAAATGGAATATCGTCATCCTGTACATCATTGTTCAACGAAGGGGAACGACCACGGCTTGCCCACTCAGGAGATCCTTGGATCTTTCCCTTAAGGTGATCTGAAAACGACTCAAACAACTCCATATCGGGGTTCTCAAGAGAGAAGATCCCAACAGCGTTGTGGTACGGCGGCAGGCCGTTTTTCTTGACTACTGCAGGAACTGGAGTAATAGCGTTGACGTTTGAGTACGTCTTGCCATCGTTACCCTGAGTCTCAATGACACCCAACATACACCAGACGCCTAGCAGGTTCTTGAGTTCAAATCCTTTCAGTTCTTCCGGCGTGAACGCCTTGCCGCGCCAAGTAATCAGGTCCTGACGCAGGCGTGCTTTTTCTCCCAACGACACGGTGTAGTTCTTCGAGATGGTCATTGGCTCGCCATCACGGGTGACCATTTCGTTACCGTCTTCGTCCGCCCCGTGAACTTCCCACTGGATCATCATCTTGCGTTGATGATTGATCTTGCCTTGGTAGTTGGTCTCCTGCGTGCCCAGATCAACGATCCGGTAGCAACGAGCCAAGTGGGTTCCCGGAGGTACGGGCTTAAACGAAGACCCTTCACTTGCTTTCACTATGAAACTCATGGTTTTCCTTTATCGATGCGGATTGAAAGTTCACTATCTGCCGGGCTGCTGCTGCACAGAGCAAGGCCCAGTCTTCTTGGGTTGCAGTCCCTCGCTGAACCCTCCACGCGGCCCACTGTAGGTCGTGCTCCGTTATGTTGGCGTCATCAAGAATCTGCTGCAACGTGTCCATCACATCTCCCAGAAGAGTCATCACTGTAACACCATCATTCTGAAGTTACAAGGTCAGTTGCACAGAATCCAAAACCGTGTAAGATGAAGTTTCACAACAGGGGAAAGCGAATGACTCTACAAGACTACTTTTCAGACAAGGAGCACGGCGCGAAGGCAGCGCTGGCGCGGGATTTGGGCATCACGAAGACGTGGATGTCGATGGTCATCAACGGCCGCGTCACGCCATCAGCGACGTTGTGCCTTGAGATCGAACGGCGCACCGGCGTGCGTAGGGAGGTTCTACGGCCAGACTTGTTCGGAGAAATCCTGTGAAGTGGTACAAATTCGCTGCTGCGGAGTACCAGATCAAGACGATCCATCTGTCGGACGCTGAGGATCTGGCGTACCGCCGTTTGCTTGACATGGCCTACTTGAGCGAGAAGCCAATCCCGTTGGACTGCAACCTTGTATCCCGCCGGGTCAGGATCGATCAGGACATCGTCGAGCAGGTGCTCAATGAGTTCTTTGAGAGGACCGAACAGGGCTTCCGCAATCGCCGGGTGGAGGAGGAAATTCAGGCCTACCAGACCATCATTGACCGCAACCTGAAGGGCACAAAAGCAGCCGCAGAAAAGGCAGCAGAGCGTGCCGCGCAGGGGCTAAAAAGAAGGTCTCCACGAACCATAAACGAACCATCAAGGAACCATGATGGTATCCATGAAGGAAGTGCCAAAAACGATACCGCGAACCTTGAAGGCATCCAGAATAAGAATAAGAATTCAATCCCCCCTACCCCCCTTGCGGGGGGCTTCGACCGCTTTTGGTCAGTCTGGCCAACGTCACCGAGGAAGGTGGGCAAGGCGTGGTGCGTGGGGTACTGGATCAAGAACCAGTTGGACGAGAAAACGGACCAGATCGTGGCTCACGTCGAGTCCTTGAAAAACACGACCCAGTGGCTATCGGGATATGACCCCGCGCCCAAAACCTACCTCAACCAACGTCGCTGGCTGGACGGCGATGCCCCAAAATCCCCTATGCGGAGGCTTGTATGAGGTTTTCAGACCTTCTTGGTAGGGTAGATAAGGTCCGGGGTAAGAACGGCCGTTATACGGCCTCCTGTCCGGCTCACGAAGACAAGAGTCCATCGTTGGCTTTGCGTGAACTTGACGATGGCCGGATCCTCATCCACTGCTTTGGCGGGTGCTCAACAGATGCGGTGCTGGGAGCGATCGGGTTGGAACTTACCGACCTATTCCCGGAGAAGCTGGAGTCCGCCCACGCTCCCATCCGTAACCCGTTTTCGGCGGCTGACCTCTTGCGGATCATCCACATGGAGACCCTGATTGTGAACCTCTGCGCTGAGGATCTCAGTCGCGGGATATCGATCACACACTCCGATCGTGAGCGGCTCAAACTGGCCACAGAACGCATTTCAGAAGCAGCGAGGTACGCAAATGTCTGACATCGAGAAAAGGGCGCAGGCGCTCGACGAGGCACGCCGGGTTCGCCTAGTGAAGTCCGGTGACATTGACGTAGATCGCTACGCCAAGCCGAGCGAGATCAGCCAGCAGGTCAAAGAAGCCAGCGAGTGGTTGTTGGAGATTGCGCAGGATTATGAGTCGCCAGATCGCACGCCAAAGGTTTACCTGCCGTGGGAGAAGACCAAGGACAAGTTTGGGTTCCGACCCGGCGAGGTGACGATCTACGCCGGCTCAAATGGAGGTGGTAAGTCTCTGGCCACCGGGCAGATTGCGTTGGGTCTCATCCAGCAGAACCAAAAAGTTTGCATCGCCAGTTTTGAGATGAAGCCTAAGCGAACGTTGGGTCGGATGCTACGGCAATTTGCCGGGTTCAACCTTGATGGTCCGGGGTTTGATCACCTTGAGAAGGTCACTCGATCGATTGTGGACTTTGGCATTTGGTCTGACGGTTATCTGTGGCTTTACGACCAACAGGGTTCGGTTAACGCCCGGCAGGTTGTGGCCATGACCCGGTACTGCGCGGTCGAGTTGGGGATACAGCACGTCTTCATCGACAGCCTGATGAAGTGCGTATCCGCGGAGGACGCTTACAACGAGCAGAAAGGGTTCGTCGATGAACTTTGCGCAGTGGCCAGAGATCACAACATCCACGTTCATCTGGTGCATCACATTCGTAAGGCATCAAGCGAAGAGGTGATGCCCAACAAATTTGACATCAAAGGCACGGGCAGCATCACCGATCAAGTGGACAACGTATTCCTGTGGTGGAGGAATAAGAAGAAGGAGCACCAACTACAGGCCAACGATACGGTCGATGTGCTGGCACCGGACGCAATCATGATGTGTGAGAAACAGAGGAACGGAGAGGACGAGTCGTGGTTTTCAATGTTCTACGACAAAGAGTCTCAGCAATTCACAGAAATTAATAACGCAGGAGCAATGAAATGGTCGAGATAACGTTACCGTGGCCACCAAGCCTCAATACCTATTGGCGCAACTTTCAGGGTCGGATGATTTTGTCGGAGAAAGGCCGGATATACCGACAATCAGTAATGGAGCAGTGCCTGCTGCAGCGGGTGGATACGTTTACTGGTCCGATTAAAATGGAGATCGTAGCGTTCCGCCCGGACAACAGAAAGCGCGATCTTGATAATTTGCTAAAGGCCGCATTAGACGGAATGGCAAAGGCCCTTGTTTATGAGGACGACTCGCAGATCCGGGACTTGCGTATCAGGTGGGCGGACACGATCGGTGGAATGTTGAAAATCAAAATTGAGGTAATACAGTGAAGCACGACCCAAACGAAGCGATCGAGTACATCTTCAGGTTTGGCAAGGCATATGCCAAGGCCAAGGCCGAGCGGACCTACATTGAGGAGTACCGCAAGTCTCTCAAGGCAATCCTGATGAAGCGCAGCATTGAGATGGCGGTCAACGCTCAGGAGCGGGATGCGTATTCCAATTCAGAGTACATTGAACTTCTCAAGGGGCTCAGGGCGGCCGTTGAGACTGAAGAAGAGATAAGGTGGGGTTTAGTGGCGGCGCAAGCCAGAATCGACGTGTGGCGCAGCCAAGAGGCATCAGCACGTCAAGAAGTGAGGGCAACGATATGAACAAGCAGAAATCGTGGCGAGATTGGTGGGCAATCGTTCACGGCAAGAACACACCGGCTGGGTCGTACAACCCTCTCGAAGGGCATATGTGGGAGTCGTGGTCTGCGGGCTGGGATGCGGCACAGAAGGAAAAGGTCTGTTGTAACGGCAACTGCAATCAAGGACGAGAATGCCCAGCGAGGGATTGAAGCCGGCCCCGGCCAACTGTCAGCAGTGCCGGGTCAGGCTGGCAGTTCATAAAGTACCGACGCAGAAGGGCGACACCTTCCGTTGGAAATGTAAAACTTGTTTTGAGAGGAGCGCATCAAGTGGATTCAAAGACAAAGCAATTGGATGAAATTATCGAGATGGCGCGGGAGGCTGGGATTCCGGGGGCGTGGGACTTAAATTGGTTTGACCCATATCTTGAACGCTTTGCTGCGCTTGTCGCCGCGCATGAGAGGGAGGAGTGCGCCAAGTTGTGTGACCTCCATGTTGGTATTTGGATTATCCCTGCCGGACCTGCTCAGTGCGCCGCCGCTATTAGAAGAAGGGGAGTTAAATGACAATCGTTGATTTCTTAGAATCCCATTTCTGGGCTTTGTGGTGGTTGGTCGTTTGGGCTTTTATTTGTATTGCAGGACGGGAGATCAAAAAATGACTGACTACGAACGCGGGTTTGAGCATGGCAAAGCAGCCGCAATACAAAGGATTCATTTAGAAACTTTGCTGGCGCAACCAGCGCCTGTTCAAGTGTCACCGTTGGAGTTTGTGACGGCGGTACTTGAGAAAGAGCACTTGGTTGGCAAACCACTTATATGGGCGCTATGGCCCAACGAGGAGAAGAACACATGATGTACGGATTTAGCACCGAGTCCAACGGTATAGAAGAACACCCAATTGAATTCACAAGCCATGTGATGGTTGGGGCCAATCCAGATACTGCGCATGGGGGTTGGGACACTGAGCATGAAGCGGCGTGGTTCTTTGCAAAGCACATGGAGGAAGTGCTTAAAGACGCGCAAGGCAAACTGCTGTTTGTTCGCCGTTCGCCTGTGCTTGAATGCCATCACTCGTTCGACAGAGACAAACCTATTTACGCCATGATTGGCAGGTTTTCAATTGGTCAACTTAAGGAGAAGAACACATGAGGTGGCTTTTGCTTTGCCTTCCCCTGTTTGGATGCGGACCAACCTGTACAGAGCAAGGCGGCAAAGTGGTTCAAAAAGGGGAATACTATGTGTGGCAATGGATTGATATGCAGAAGGGGATTGGTTATATGCAACCGTACCCAAACTATGTTTGTGTAAAGGAGAAAACAAATGAAACCGTACGCAACTGAAGTTGAATTCCTGCGGGATGAAGTGGAGAAGTGCCACGCATAGATGCACTCACAGATTGAGACTCTCAAACTGCTAATGGAAGCCCACTTAAAGTTGAAACAAAAGAATGAAGCAGACGCGGCTGATGCGTACCAGAAAGGCTGGGATGACGCAATGCTTCGCAATAGTTTGGAGAAAAACACATGAGAGAACTTGTACTTGACATCATCCGGTCGCGTGGCGAGATGGCCACAATCGACATCAAGATGCCCAACGTGAACCGCAGGACTCTGTCGAGTTGCCTGATCCGCCTATGCGACGCAGGCGTACTGCGTAGGCGATCGGTGGAAGGCCCCCGCGGGGAAATGTGGATGTATAGCATCGTTGACGACACCGGCCCGTACCTGCGTGGAGAGCCGGACTACGCTTATTTTTTACGAACCTTGGGGAAGACAAATGAATCCGAATGTGTCGCAAGTGATTACTGAGATCTTGATCATGGCCAGACAACTGCAGGAGGTAAGTGCTAGTAGCGGGAAGGAGAAGGAGATTTTTGAGGGCCTGTTCCGGATCGGTCAGGCGGCCTACGCCGGGATGTCGGAAATTAAGCGTGACAAGTGAGGAGAAGCGCCACCTGAACAGGGTGGCATCCCTCGGTTGTATGGTGTGCCGCAGGCTCCACGGCCCCCATGATCCGGGGCCTGTAGAGATACACCACAAACGGGCCGGCACGGGGGCTGGCAGGCGCTCCAGTCACTTCGATGCGTTCGGTCTGTGCATAGAGCACCACCGAGGGAATACGGGCGTACACGGGCTGGGAACCAAGGGGTTCGTAAAACACTACGGGTTCGATGAGGCTGATCTGCTGCAGGACGTGCGCGATCTTCTGTAGGTGTTTTCCATACATCTAAAACATTTTCGCAAATTGTTTGCACAGAAATATTTTCTGTGGCAATATTCGTTCATGCGCTGCACGTCGCAGCGTTCTACAGCGAAGGAAGTGACCATGAACCAAGCAGACCTCAAACTGAACCAAGCAGATCAACTCGGCCTTCTGTTGGCCCAGATCGCTGACCTGCAGGCGCAGGCTGACCAGATCAAGGATGCGCTGAAAGATGACGCATCAGCAGGTGGCGCCAAGGTTGTCGAGGGCGAGTTGTACAAGGCGACCTACTCCGAGTCCAACCGCACCACCTTCGACTCCAAGTCTTTCATTAAGGAGTTCGGGCAGGACCTCTACAACAAGTACACCAAAGTGTCTGCGGTCTTCTCGATCCGCGTCACCAGCCGCTAATCAGGAGCCAGCATGAGCAAGACACTTAACAATCTGTTGGCCAAACGCGACTGGATTGCACACATTGACGATGAGCGGTCAGAAGGCAACAGCATCATCGTGACCTTAAAGCCTGATTGGTTTTTTGTCCTAGAGAACCGCGGCGGAGTGCGTGGTTTTGACAATGTCCAAGAAGCAGAAGAAGGCACCCGCAAAGGTGCTGTGTACAAAACAAAATAAACCAACCGCCCCCTACGGGGGGCACCACAGCGAAGGAGCAAACCATGATCAATCTCGATATCCACCAAGTCGAAAGCATTGAAGTAGTAAGCCGGGTTTTCGATAAGTTCAACGTCTACGAATTTGCCTTCACGGACAAAGACGGCCGCCGGGTAACAGTGAAGGCGTTCACTCAGGGGCAGGAGCCATTGCATATCCAGCGTATGCCGAAGGAAGACCACCGCAAGTAATTTTCAACCGCCCCTACGGGGGCACCACAGAGGAGGCCATTATGGCAACGTACGCAGAACTTAAAGCGCAGGCCGAGGCGCTGATCAAGCAGGCTCAAGAAGCACGCAAGCAGGAAAACCGGGAACTCATCATTGAGTTGCGCGAAGTAATTCGCGAGAACGGAATCACTGCAGAGCAGTTGGGGTTTGCCTCGGCAGGCAAGGGAAGCCGTGCAAAGGTCCCGGCAAAGTACCGGGATCCGCTATCGGGGAAGACGTGGTCAGGCCGCGGACGCACCCCGCTGTGGCTCGACGGCCCACGGGAGGCATATGCCATATGAAGAGTGAATACCACTACGGGATGGACGCGGGTGAGGCCCTGATCATTGCTGAGATTGAGAGGCTTGCTGGCGGGGCAGAGACCCCAGAAGAGCAGGCCATCCTGATCAGTCTGCTCAACCACCTGACCATCAAGTATCCAGAGCCGGAGTCAGTCTAAAAATATTTTTACCAAAAGGGGTTGCGAGCCCCTTTTTTGTGTATACTGACTTCACTGCACTACAGCAGCAACAGCGAATCAGGAGCGAACCATGAACTACGACAACCTCTACGACGTAAGCGCCGAGTCCCCCTTCAGCGCAGGCTTCGATGACTTCCCTGCCACCGAGGACAACAAGACCTACCTCGTCGAGCAGTTTGTGACCTACCAAAACGCAGTGGCGTTCGAGGGCATGAGCATTGAGTGGCTGGCCAAGCAGATCGGTTTCGATGCTGACTACTGGGCCACCGAGTTTGTAGCTGACGAACTCGAAGAACTTCTGAAGTAAACCCAACGGCCCCTACGGGGGCCTCTACAGCGAGGTAACAGTGAACTACATCAACAAACTACAACGTGACCGCGGCGAGGCCACAGAGCGCGTTCTGGCCATGAAAGACCGGATCGAGGAACTCCGGGCCCACCTGCAGAGCAGCAAGTTCGGACCGCAGGCGGACGGCAGCCGCGGGGATTGGATGAGCACCACAGACATTCAGCGCTGGCTGCGCTACATCGAGGAGGAGCCTGATGCGTAAGCGTAACCCGGTAGTCCGGGACCTGATCCAGCGGCCTCCACGAGGGGCCGGTAAGCACCGCGATCGTCGCAGTGAGGTGCAAAAAAGAGACGCTGATCGAGAAACTAAAAATATTTTTTCCAAAACCCCGCACAAGGGGTTTTTTTGTGCCAATATCTGTCTGCGGTCACTTTGATCGTAACCAAAAGTGAAGGGAAGAGAATATGAGAGCGATCACCAAAGCAGCGCTGGCCATCCCTGAGATGGAGTACGCCTTCGAGATCATCTGCGCGGACTCCCGCAAGGAGCCGGACGAGTTCACCGATCAGGAGATCGTGGACGAAGCAGAGTACCGACTGTCCTGTTTCTTCGAGTCTGGCCATGACAACGACGAGGCTCGGCGGGGCGAGTTCGGTAAAGAGGAGAAGGCTGCAGCCCTGAAGAATGTCCGAATGATTAAGGCGTTCCTGAAGAAGTACAAAACCGCGGACGGCCGATACAGCAGTTGGGTCAAGAACATCTAAACCCGGGGGGTAACCCCCCTCTAAAAATATTTTTACCAAAGGGGTTGCAAGGCCCCTTTTTTTTCGATTATTATTTGTCTACGGTCACTGATGACCGCAACACAGCGAAGGAGAAGAGAATGGAATACGGCGAAATCACAACGACGTTCTTGGGCAGCGGCAAGTTTGACTACAAGGGCCGCGAGATCGGTTACTCGGTAGTGTTCCGCGACAACGGCACCGACTTCCGGTGCTACGTTCAGAACACCCGCAAGTGGGGCGGCATCTGGTACGAGTTCGGTGTGAAGCAGCGCAGCCGATCGTTCGAGTCGCAAGAGGCTGCAACCAACTGGGGATACAAGACCGCCAAAGAGCGACTATCCAAGGTGAAGTAAGAGAGGCCCTCCGGGGCCTTTTTTGTTGTCTAACGAACCAACAAGGAACCATCATGGATCCATCTTGGTTCCAACATGGTTCCAATAAGGTTCTGGCAGTCAAACAAAAAAGCCTGTAAAATCAAGGCTTCACCGCAACGAGACTGAAAATATGTCGGACGCGACGAAAAAACCACGCAAATCCAAGGCGATCACGCCAACGCAAGCCGCCAAGATCGAGGGCGCATTCGAGGCCGCAATGGCCGCTAAACGGGCGCAGGAGGCCGCGCAAGCCGCGGGAGAGCCTCAGATACCAACCACGCCGCAAAAGACCACTGGAAGGCCGTCTAAGTACAGTTCCGCGATAGCGCAGGAGATCTGCGAAGGACTGGCTGAAGGGATTCCATTGAGAGAGATCTGCCGCCGGGATCATATGCCTGAGTGGCGGACTGTTTACGATTGGATGCGGCGCGACGAGGCGCTTTCCACAGCGATCGCGCACGCACGCGACATTGGCTACGACAAGATGGCCGAGGAGTGCCTGCAGATAGCGGACACGCCTATGTGGGGCCAGAAGCAGGTCATGACGGATCAGGGCACCGCGACGACCACTGAGGATATGCTGGGCCACCGCAAGTTGCAGATCGAGACCCGGCTCAAGTTGCTGGCCAAGTTCAACCCCAAGAAGTACGGCGACCGGGCGATCCTTGCCGGTGACGCGGACAACCCCTTGCAGATCAACGTACAGGCGACTGAGATGTTCGATAGCATCCTCAAGAACGCTGAGATGACGAGGCAGATCGATGTGGAATGAGGCGCAGGCTGAGGCCGCCAAGAACAAGTGGGGGATTGCCGGGCTCTGTATTCAGAAGTCGGAGTGCGTTTCATGGGATCCGCTTGACTTCGGCTATCGGGTGGTGATCAGGGCGCCGATTCGTGCTTTCTGTGAGCCAGAGATTGTGGCAAAGGTTCAGGATCGGCTGTCTGAGTTTGTTCAGAAGCCGGTTTCTTTGGGCGTCATTGTGGAGTGCGCTCCCATTTCTGCCCCATGATTGGGGTTCAAAGTGGGAAATTGTCTCGATCGCTCGCCGGCCAGTATCAATGAAAGTGGGAAATGCCCCTAAAAGTGGGGGAAAATTGCCCCCTGACGTGGTCGAGATCCTCAAGGACCCCGAAACCAAGCGCAAGTTCCTGACGCTGCCGGTCGAGCAGCAGGTGGCGTGGGCATGGCGCATGAGGTGGCTTCAGCAGGCGCATAGGCACCAGATCCTACCCGCGGGTGATTGGTGGTCAGTCTGGCTGCTATTGGCCGGCAGGGGCGCTGGGAAGACTCGTACAGCGGCGGAGCAGATCGGATGGTGGGCACATACCCAGCCGGGGACGCGGTGGCTTGTAGCGGCTCCCACGAGCAGTGACGTGCGCTCGACTTGCTTCGAGGGGGATTCCGGGCTGCTGACGGTCATCCCGCAAACGCTGATCGCGGACTACAACAAAGCGCTGCACGAACTCAAACTAACGTCGGGCTCGCTGATCAAGGGCATCCCCGCGTCGGAGCCCGAGCGCTTCCGCGGTCCGCAGTTCCACGGTGGCTGGTGCGACGAACTCGCGGCATGGGAATACTTGCAGGAGGCGTGGGATCAGATTCAATTTGGGGTCCGACTGGGCAAGCAGACGCGGATCATCTGCACCACTACGCCGCGGCCAAAGGACCTGATCATTGACCTGATCGGCCGGGACGGGGACGACGTAGCGGTGACCACGGCATCGACGTACACCAACCTCGACAACCTGTCGGCGAACTTCCGCAAGCAGATCCTGCAGTACGAAGGGACGACGTTAGGCAGGCAGGAGATCTACGCAGAGATCATCGACCCGGAGGAGGCCGGGATCGTCAAGCGCGATATGTTCAAACTCTGGCCGGCCGGCAAGGAGTTCCCCAAGTTCGAGTACATCATCCAAAGTTATGACTGCGCAAACACCGACAAGACGGTCAACGACCCAACGGCGCAGATTACGTTCGGGGTGTTCAAACCGCTCGACGGCCCGATGGCCGCGATGGTGATCGATTGCTGGCAAGACCGGCTGCAGTACCCGGATCTGCGCCCGAAGGTCATCGAGGAGTACGAGGCGGTGTTCGGCGAGGGCAAAGAGAAGAAGCGCGTGGACCTGATCCTCGTCGAGGACAAATCCTCCGGCATCAGTCTGATTCAAGACCTGCAGAGGGCGCACCTTCCGGTCCGGGCGTACAACCCCGGCAACGCAGATAAGACGCAGCGCCTGAACATCGTGTCGAACATCATTGCTCGTGGCCGGGTATGGATACCTGAGAGCGATCGCCGCAAGGGGTTCGTCAAGGACTGGGCAGAAGGGTTCGTATCGCAGATCTGCTCATTCCCCGCGTCTACCCATGACGATTACGTTGACGCTTGCACGCAGGCTTTGAGGTACCTTCGGGACAGCGGGTGGCTAGACATTGACCCGCCACCCCCGGAGGACTGGGACGAGGATGATTACGTTGACACCGGAAGATCACGCCGGGTTACCAATCCGTATGCGCAATGACTTTAAAGACTTGGCCAAGGGCTTTAAAGACTTGACCCAAGCCTTTGGATGCTCTGAAACCCTTGCTGCGCCTAGTGCAACGCGACGAGGCAGTGCAATGCACCAAGCCCTTGCCAAGCCCTTGGCTTTAAAGACTTGGCACAACAAACCTGTCACAAGGGTTTAGGGATGGGCGGGTAAAATCCCCTCCGGGCGATGTGCCCGACTCGAAGGAGGTGATCATGGTGGGCGGATTCTTTGATGGTGACGAGAAGTCACTGGCCACAGTGGCCGAGCGTATTGAGTTTGAGGCGGAGCACAATGTCTCTGAGTATTCGGAGAAGACCATTGAGTTGTTCCAACTGACGGTCAGCCTGTTGCGTTGCACTGGCGACATGGTCAAGCGTATTGACTATCTCCTGAACGGGGATGAGGACGAGGACACGTTTCTCGCCATTTGGGCTGATCGTTTTGGCGTTGACGAGTCCGAGGACGGTGAGGATGCTGAGGGCGAGGATGTTGCGGAAGATGAGCAGACTGAAGACTAAAGTTTGCTGACGTCGATGAGTTGACCCCGGAAGTCCAGTATCCCTTCGGAGTGCTTCCGGGCAATCTCTGGCCAAAGTAGTTGGCTGTTTTGAATTGTTAGTACCGCAAACCCGGATCGCCAATTGGCGGGGTTGTCTTCCATGTAATCGTTGAACTGCGGGCCGTCAGTGTCTGCCAACGTACCGGTATCAACGCCCCATCTGGTGCCGTTGTAGTCATCGAATGGCGTGACTTTCAGGGAATGGAGGTGCCCGGTGACGATGGATGTCCCGGCATTGACGGTGTTGTTGTGGGTGGCGTGGATGCCGTTCTTGTATCGGTGCTTGATCACAAGGGTGGGAGTTGGCCAGCAGGTCCAGCAGGGATGCCACTTAGGGAAGTGCTCCTTTAGGGTCAATCCTTGAACGCCCTCAAATTCGGGCACAAACTGGCTTAGGCGCGATTCAAACCGGGCGTCATGGTTACCTAGAGGCCAGATCAATTGCGTGTGATGGCGGGCCTTATGGCAGGCGTCCTCGATCTCTTTCATGGCCTCAACGCAGGCGGCAAGTTCTTGCTTAACGTTTGGGCGCTGTTGCCATTGCGACCTCGGGTATCTGCTGATCGCGGCTCCATCGAATATGTCTCCGTTGGCCACGACCATGATTGGCTTGAGTTTTTTGATGGCCCAGAGGAGGCCTTTGAAGGCGGTAGTGCGGATGCCCGGCCAGAAGTGGGCGTCAGAGAAGACAAGGATGATGCCTTCGGTTACGCCGCCGTGGTGTCTGGCTTTGACAAGGTGAAGTTTGGTCTCAACGTATGGAACGCGAGACTCAATGGCAATTAAGGGTAGTTTGCGTCTTTTTTCAACGGACCTACGTCTTGCGTAGATGTTTCGGACGGCGATGCCGGTTTCTTCGGCTATCTTCTGGGGGCTCTGAAGCCGCTCCCAGAGTTCAATGAACTGGTCGTCGGTCAGTATCATAGCGTGCCCATATGTTGTGCAGCCCGCTTGATATCAGAGTATTGTTACGGCGTCTAGCATTAACGGGAGGTAGGTATGCCAAGTGACGAATTGCAGGGGTACTGCACAAACTGCAAGAAGTTGTTCAAGGTGAAGTGGTCAGAAACGATCTGCCCTGAGTGCGAGCACAAACCAATGAAGGAAGTGCTTGACTTCCCTGAGGAAGATGGGCTATCGTTGCAAGCGTGAGGAGTGGAACACCTTGCAATGAGAGCCGTTAAGCCTGATCCCGACCCCGTATGGGGTTCCTCAAAGGTCACAAGCCTTTGTGTGGTTCCACCGGGGTCAGACTTAACGGCTTTTTTGCGTTCTGCGCCTGACCCTTGCCATGCGGTACGTCGGTGGTGGCATTGAATAACCCCGTTACACGAGCGAGCCAGAGCGGGGGCGGTGGGCGAAGTCTAGAGCCGGGTGGTTGAAACAAGTCTGGACAGCGTGAGCGATAACAGACCCATGTTGTCGGAGCGCAGGCGAACTTTAGTCCTCTGGCTACGGTAAGGCTGCGCTTTGCTCCTCCATCCCCATGCCTACTTATACATAATCACAAGTATATGATATATAAAGAGAATATATAGATGATATATGATGGTGAGGTTGTTTTTGTGGGAGGGCGGACTTGCCCTTGCGGTGGGCAGATCAGCCGGGGTCCGTTGAAGGGTGGACGGGAAAGGTGGAAGTGTCGGGCTTGCGGAAGGTATGAGGTGATGTATGGTTTACCTAGTGAGCCCGAGCCGGAAGGGGACCGCGGCGCACATCTGGTGGAGCAATGACACGGTGTGCCGTTTGTTCTCTACTGGCGGAATGCAGGAGCGCGATCGGATGCTAACGGCCGATTCGATGGGCCGGCGGTTGTGTCATATGTGCGCCCAAAACGCAAAGAAGGTTTGGCGGTTTCGCGTATAGTTTGCGTTCCAAGACGCATGGGGATTGATGCCGGGTAACCGGGACGAGTTGACGCAGTAAGTCGAAATGTACTGAACGTCAGTCCTCATCCGTGTTGGTAGTGACTTGACAGCCTAGGCGCGATATGATGGCGGGTAATCTGCAAAGGAAACAGATATGCCCGGCAACCCGGTACGGCGTAAGCCAGCCCAAGAAACTGACCTGAGCGCAATACCCGGACATCTGACGCCGGAAGAAAGCAAGGCGCAAGCGCGGCAGGAGAAAGCCGCGATGCAAGCGTACCTTGCGACGATGCCCAAGGGCGATGTTCTGGATGCAATCCGGACTCCGTTTAACGTCATGGGCAATTCCATGGTCGGGCTTGGCGCTGAGATGCTTGGCAAGGGCAAGGACTTTGAGAAGTACGCTTATATGCCCAAGACGCAGGCGGAGATGAAAGCGCTTGAGGCCATGATGGCGGTGATGGGTCCGGGCATGGACCTGATGGACTACCTCAAGATTCCACCGATCGGGCCGGGGCTTCCAACGCTCGCCAGCGCAATGCATGGCGTTGATACTGCAGCGACAAGGCTAACGGCCCAACAGGCTGCGAGAGCGGCTGCAAACGCCGGGCAGGCGGCAAAGACGGCGGTTAAGGATGTAGCGACCAGTGACGCTGCATACAACTTAGCGAACAAGGTTGCCACGGCAGCCGGCGCTGCGCCCAAGCAGATCATGATGGGTGAGAATTCTAAGACGTGGAACCACGGCAACGCCGCGTTAGCGAAGCATATGGAACTACAGGGAGAAAACCCGGAAGCAATTTGGAAAGCGACCGGGACGTTCCGAGGCCCTGACGACCTCTGGAGACAAGAGATTCCTGACCTAAACATGAAGTACAGCGCCAGCCCAGTCAGGAGCAGGCAGTACGAGATCGACAGGAAAAGGTACGGTCAAGCCATAGACAAAGCAACGACACAAGACGAATTACAGGCTGCTCAAAAGTATTACGAAAAACAAAGGAAAAACAATTCCTTAAATTTTATTGGAAAAGCGCAGGAGTTTGTTGATCACCCAGAGTTGTTTCAAGCGTATCCAGAACTTGCCAATTACGCGTTCAGAGAATTGGAGCCAACGCACAAAAAATTTACTGCACCTGAAAATGTTTACGGGTTTTATTCTCCGGGGCGGCAAAGTATTACAGTAAACACTGACGCGCCATTCAAACGGTCAACCGCGTTGCATGAACTGCAACACGCAATCCAAGAGATTGAAGGATGGCAAGGCGGGTCAAGCCCTCAAGAAATGGCCGCCAGACTGGCGGATCGAAACATAGCCAAGACCAGAGAGGCGGATCTTCTCCAGTCAATTCAAAATATGCAAAAAACATTGCCGCCTTCTGCTAACAATTTAATTTTGACTGAAGGGCAAAAGTTAAAAAACATTCAAGACTTTCTAAACAAAACAAAACAACTCGAAGGCGAAACCGATCCATACGACGCTTATCGCAAGGTTTCTGGCGAAGAAGAGGCCCGAATGATTCAGGCAAGGCGCGATTACCCGGAAGAAAAACTAACGGAGCGCCATCCATTTTTAGATTACGAAGCCCCTCCGTCAACTCACATTACCGAGTTTGCTGGCGGGGGTGAGGTTCACATGGGCGGCGGTGGAAGGGTTGGCATTCTTGGCGCCATGGAAAGAACCGCGGCAAGGGGAATGGAACGCGCAATGCAGGGGGCGCTTCCGCAAGTAAACCGCATTGATATGCACTACAAGGACGTTGGCAAGCGCGTGCCTGAGTTAACGGAAGCGGCCCAGAGGGTGGCGAGGGGCGAGGCTACGGCGGCCGATTACGACACGGTGGTGAACAAATTCAAGCCGGTAACGCCCTACTCGTTTGTGCCTGCGCCGGCAACGACTGAAGATGCTATGAGAGCGCTCAACAAGACCAAGCGCCTGATGTACGGCAAGACTAACGAGATCCAGCCGGGAGAGATTGCGGACTTGCGGCTAGACATTCCTTCGTATCAGAACCATGGGGTATGGATCAACTCAATCCACCGAGACAAACAGCCTACGGTGTACGGATCTTATTCGTCGGTAAAGAACGCTCGGATGTTCGGTGCTCCGGACAGAGCGTTCAGGGTAGCGACCGGCGAGGCGCAGAAGGGTCCATGGGCAACGATCAGCGGCGAGTGGAATCCAATGGATGAGGCCACCGCGGTGAAGAACGCCCAGCAGTATCTGACGCACGAGGACTGGCGTCAGGTTGGGTACGACCCGGAGCGGCACGGTTATTTCTACGATCGCCATACGATGGAGCCGGTTACCGGCGCCGAGGAAGTGTTGCAAATTGGACCGCTAGTGTTGGCCAAGAAACCAATTTATGGCGTAAAGGCGGAACAAAAGTTTGCAGAGGGCGGGGTTACAATTGACGAATTCCTCAAACGGATGAAGGAAAAGTAATGGCTTTCAAAGAAGCAGCCAAAGCGCTCTTGTTTGGCCCGGCACAAAAATCCGAGGCCAAGATGATGAAACTGGCTGCGGAGGCTGCAGCAAAAGCAGCGGCAGCAGATGCCAAAGCCGCGGAACAAGCGGCGCTTGCCAGAACGGCCGACCAGATCCAATCATCTTTGACGGCGGCCGGCTCCCCGCAAGGCAAGGCTCAAACGCAAGCGCTGCGGCTGGCCAATGCCAAAGTTCAATCTGGCGAGCCAGAACTGCGCGGCGCCCTACGCCCGGCCAACACGCCGGTGCGCGGTCAGACCGGCCGGGAACTGAAGCAGGCTCAAAAGAGCCAACTGAGTGAACAACAACAAGAAAAGTTGGATGTTCTGTCTCGGCAGTACCCAACCTTTGGTGAATCGGCGCAGTTTATGACCCCGCAGGAAATCGGCAAGGTAATTGCCAATCCTGAAGGCGTTAAAGAGATGAACCGCCTGCTGGATATCCTGCCACGGGCAAGTGAGTTGGCCAGCGTGGCAAAAGCAGGGGAAGCCAAGAAGGGCTGGTATCGGGCAAGCACGCAGGCGTTGATGGACGTGTTCGGCGCGGACGCTCCGCGGTTTGCGTCATTGCTGGCGGCTATGTCACCGCAGACATCCGTCGAGATGAACTTGCTCAACGCGCTGAACACTTGGAAGAACTGGACTGCAGCCGGCCGCCCCAAAGACCCAAGGGCGATCAACGAGATCATGGGCCGCAGCGTGTTGGGCAACAAGGGCGAAGAATCTGTGCTGGACGCATGGAAGAACAACGCCCACCGCGCACTGATAGCGGACGATCCATCGAAAGTGACGTTGTCCGGGCCGAAGGTTGACTCGTTTTATCGGAACCTTGCTGATGACGTTTATCGGGTAACAAATGACGCATGGATGGCCAACGGGCTAGGCGTCAACCAAGGGCTGTTTAGCGGCTCTCCAACGGCCATTCAGATCGCCCGTGGAGATCCGGGCCTGACGCCGGGTTATGTCGGCACCAGCGCCCGTTTACGCGAGGCTGGGCAGCAAGCAAATATGTTCCCGGCTGAGGCGCAAGAAACCACTTGGTCGCTTTTCAAACCGCTCTACGAGTTGCAAGAAGAAACCGGTCTGCCGGCGCGGGAAATTCTGCAGCGTGGATTGTTGACGCCTGAATCTATTCGGGGCACGCCAGACTTTTCGACGTTGTTGCGCGATCCGCGGTACGGCAGCATTCTTGAAGAAGCCGGATATGGCCAACAGTTGGAACGGATGCGTCCGCATCAATGGGGCGATCCTCGGATGGATCTGTCGCTTGACGAGCAACGCGATCTTGACCGGGCGGCGGAGCGGCTAGAGAGGCTCAAGTCTGGCCGGGAAAGGGAAAGCCGGGGCAAAGTGTTTGCAATGCCTGAAGAGCGACCGGAGAATGTTTTTGGGTTTGCAACCCCTGAGTACATTCCGGGGTATGGAACCGGGCATTTGGGAAGCCTGATTGAAGCACCGTATGGTTCGCGGCAGAACTTTAGTTCTCGGGCGTCAACGGCGTTTAAGGACGTTGAAGGTCGGGACGTATTGCACGGTGCTTTAGGACTCAAAGGTCTGAAAACGCGAGGGATGCAAGGCGCGTTCCGGCCGTCCGGCGATGTTCCGTTTGCTGGCGGCTACCTTGGCGGAGAGTCAAGGGCCGGCCGGAAGCCAGTTGAAAGCCAACCGGGATTTGCGCTTGGGTTTGAAACTCCAGTGACGCAAGATCTAGATATTCCGGCGTCAATCAAAAACAAGGTGATGGCCGCGGAGGCTCTTCGAGGACTAACAACCTTTCAGTTAGGTTCTCCGTATAACGTGCAAATTCCAAACAAACGGGGCAAAAGTTTTTTTGTTCCTTTGGAAGGAAAAGCGGACAGAGAGCGCATGGCATTGTCTGCAGCCCTTCAAGGGGACGATTCGGCGTTGGCGGATACCGGGTATGGAACTGCATTTTTGAACTTTACCGGCAAGTCTCTTCCCGAAAAAGAACGAATGCTCATTGCCAATCGTCTTGGCGGACAGGACTACATCCCGACTAAAAACGTAAGTGATTACGTTGATTATTCAACCGAACTTTTGGGCCCCCAAGGAAGCGGGGCTGCAACAAGAAAAATGCTCGGTTATGTGAACAAACTTCCTGCTGCAGATCAAGCGGCGTTGAGTCAAGCAGCAATGGCCCCTGCAGAAGAACTGTATAGTTTGTTTGAATCCACAGCAAAATCCAAAGGCGATCAAACGCGAAGCGATCTAATGAATCTTCTTCGCGTGTTGGGGTCACGAGGCATCCCCGGTGTTGCCGCTGGTCTTGCTGCAGGCGAAGCGTTCCCCGCAGAGGAGACTAAGAAGACCGGCGGACTCGCGGCCCTGCAAAATAGGAGGGCCCCATACTGAGGGCCTTTCGGGCGCGTTCTAGTGCGTCGGTTGGCGGGTCCACCCAACCAACACGATAAAACACGCCTGCGACCCGTTGGCCATCTTCTTGGGTGTAACGAACGTGAATGAAATCCCCGTCATCTTCCCAGTAGGTAACTTTTGCTTTTCGTTCCTTGTTTTCCATGATTCTCTCCAGTAACACATGATTTGTGTGCTGAAAATATAACACGGACTTACACAGATGGCCACCGAGTTCCCGATTGATCCCGAATACAACAGGTTTGTTGACGGCGAACCGCAGGACGCTGGCGCTGAAGAGCCCGGCGAAGAGATGAACCTTGAAGGTTCAGAGATTGAGGAACTGCCTGACGGGTCTGCTGTAGTAACTCTGCAGACAGAAGGTCCGCTAGATAACGAGGACTTCTACCAGAACCTCGCGGACAGTGCGGACTTCGACTTCATCGAACTTGACGGGATTGCCCTGCAATACATTGAGTATGCAGAGAAGGACAAAGAGGCCCGGAAGGAGCGCGACAAGCAGTACGAGGATGGCATCCGGCGCACTGGCTTGGGTAATGACGCACCCGGCGGGGCCAATTTCAACGGTGCAAGCAAGGTAGTCCACCCGGCAATGGCCGAGGCTTGCGTTGATTTTGCTGCGCGGTCCATCAAGGAGATGTTCCCGCCTGACGGTCCGACCAAGACCAAGATTTTGGGCGACGTTGACGACGAGAAAACCAAGTCGGCCGAGCGCAAAGTTGAGTTCATGAACTGGCAGTTGACTGACCAGATTGAAGAATTTAGGGATGAGCAGGAGCAGATGCTCACGCAGTTGCCTTTAGGCGGCAGCCAGTACATCAAACTCTGGTACGACGAGAAAAAGAAGCGCCCGTGCGCTGAGTTTCTGCCAATTGACAACGTCCTAATCCCGTTTGCGGCCGGAAATTTCTATACGGCCCAACGAGTTACGGAAGTTCACGACATTTCCGACTACGAATTCAAGAACCGTGTGCGTTCTGGACTGTACCGGGACGTGGATTTTGTCAAAACTAGCATTGAGCCGGAGCAGACGGGGCCGCAAAAGGCCACCGACAAGATTGAGGGCAAGCGTTCTGGCGACAACGAAGACGGAATCCGGCGTGTATACCATGTCTACACATGGTTGGAACTGGATGATGACCCCTACACCAAGGGTGAGAGTGCTCCGTACATCCTGATGATTGACGACCAGAACACTGAGGTGATTGGTCTGTACCGCAACTGGGAGGAAGGCGATGAAACAATGGCCAAACTCGACTGGATTGCGGAGTTTAAGTTTATCCCGTGGCGAGGCGCTTATGCTGTTGGGCTGCCTCATCTTATTGGTGGTCTATCTGCTGCTCTTACAGGGTCTCTGAGAGCCCTTCTGGACACCGCGCACATTAGTAACGCAGCCACGATGCTGAAACTGAAGGGTGCAAAAGTCTCGGGGCAGTCGCAGCAGGTTGAAGTCACGCAGGTTAACGAGATTGAAGCAGCGCCGGGGGTGGATGACATCCGCAAACTGGCCATGCCGATGCCGTTCAACCCGCCGAGCCCGGTTTTGTTTGAGTTGTTGCAGTGGCTGACGCTGCAGGCCAAGGGTGTAATCACCACCGCGGAAGAAAAGATTGCGGATGTTAACTCCAACACGCCTGTTGGGACCACTCAGGCGTTGATTGAGCAGGGCGCGGCTGTTTTCTCGGCCATTCACGCCCGTTTGCATGAGTCGCAGGGCAAAGTTCTCAAGATTCTCAGCCGAATCAATCGTTGGTATCTCGACGACATGAGGAAAGGCGAGATTGTTGAGGATTTAGAGATCCGGCGTGAGGATTTTGCCCGGATGACGGACGTGGTGCCGGTTTCTGACCCGCATATCTTCTCGGAAACCCAGCGGATGGCCCAAACGCAGGCCGTCATGTCTCTGATGGAGAAGAATCCGGACCTATTTAACCGCCGGGCGGTGCTGCAGCGCTTCTTGAAGCAAATCAAGGTGCCGGGCATCAACGAACTGATGACGGAAGTGCCATCGCCGGAAAAAGCGGACGCGGCAACGGAGAATGTGGCCATGACGATCGGTCAGGCAGCGTTTGCGTTCCCTGAGCAGGACCATCTAGCGCACATTCAGGCGCATTTGGACTTTGCCAAGGACCCAGTGCTAGGGCAGAACCCGTTAATCGCTCCTGCGTTCATTCCCAAGGCCATGGACCACGTCAAACAGCACTTGACGCTGTGGTACTTGAACCGGATGAACGGGTACGTTGAAAAGGCAATGGGCAAAAAGCCTGAAGACTATGACGACGTGCAGGATCCCAAGACCATGGACAAGTTGTACGGGGTTGCTTCGCAGCACGTCACCATGGACACCCAGCAGACGTTCCAAGGAATTATGCAGGTTGTTCAGCAAATGGTTGAGGCGCAGCAGCAGTACAAGCCCAAGCCTGAAATGGACGCCGCGGATCAAGTGCTGATGCAGACCTCTATGGCCGAGACGCAGCGCCGGGCGCAGCGCGATCAGGCCGAGATGCAACTGAAGGGTCAGGAGTCCAGTGCAAAATTGCAAATGGAGATGGCCAAGTTGCAGCAGAAACAAGCCATGGACATGGAAGAGATGCAGTTGCGTCTGGCCATTGCCACTGGCGACATGAACATGAAGGAGCGCATTGAGTCGGCCCGTTTGACGCGGGACGCAGCAAGGCTCTCTCATGACCGCGAGAAGACCGCTTTTGAGTTAGTCAACCAAGGAGGCCAGTATGGCTACCAGTGATGCAGAGCAGAAGGGACCAATGGTTCCGCAACACAAGCGCATGGCAGCAGGCGCTCCCGTAAACAACCAACCAGCACAGAAAGAGGGCGGACTATCGCAAGCAAAACCTAAGAAATGAGAACGCTGGCGGACCTAATTGGCGGAATCAAGTCAAAGCAGTTTGAAATTGCTGCGTCCCTTGCTGCTGGAAATGCGGTGAACTGGGAGGCTTATATCCGTATGGTTGGGCACCATGCCGGGCTGCAAGAAGCCCTTGAAATCCTTAACTCCTTGATGGAAGAAGACGATGAGTAACCCAGAAGCGCTGAAAGAAAGCGCTGAGTTGGCTTGGGCGTTTCCAAGCGTTGACCCCGGTGCCAAGCCTCTTGGCGGACGGATCCTTGTGCAACTGCGCCGGACTAAGAAGAAGACTTCTGGCTCCGGCATCATTTTGGTTGAAGAGACCAAAGAAACTGAGAAGTGGCAGAACATGGTGGCCAAGGTCATTCATGTCGGGCCGCTGGCGTTTAAACACCGCGACACAATGCAATCATGGCCGGAAGGCTCATGGTGTGAGCCCGGTGACTTTATTCGCGTTCCCAAGTGGGGTGGCGATCGCTGGGAAGTTGCTGTTCCGAGTGAGCCTGATGAAGACCCGGCGTTGTTTGCCGTCTTCAATGATCACGAGATGATTGCCAAAGTGACGGGCGATCCTTTGACCATGAAGGCTTACCTATGAGCGAAGATCAGAAACCCGATCACCTCGAAGTCACCGAGGAACAAGACGGTTCGGCTTCGGTTGAACTGCCCGATAACATTGAGAACCCTCAGATCGAGGCCAGAGACGCGCAGGACGCCGATGGTGATGTAGACCACCCGGATGATTCTGATGCGGTCAGAGAGGCCCGCAGGAACCGGCGTAGGGCTAAGAAGGACTACATCAAGCGCACCAACGAGGAAAAAGACTCCCGGTTGACTCACCTGCAGCGGCAGAACCAAGAGTTGATGGAGCGTTTGGCAGTAGTTGAGCGCAAGTCCTATGCGTCTGACTTGGCGCGGCTTGACAAGGCCATGGAGGATGAAGAACTCCGGTTGAATTACGCCACGGCCAAGATGCGCGAGGCGACGGACAGTGCTAACGGTGCAGCGTTTACCCAAGCGCAGCAAATGTGGTACGACTCCAAGCGCAAGATTGAAGCGATGGAGCAGTTCAAACACCGTGCTGTATCCGCGGGCGACAAAGAAGAAGGCGCAGCCAATCCGCAATTGGTCCGACAGGCCAATAAGTGGATGGAGCGCAATTCTTGGTATGACCCCAAGGGCGGTGATGAGGATTCTCAAATCGCCAAAGTGATTGACAATAGGCTTGCTGAAGAAGGGTATGACCCATCTTCAAGCGATTATTGGGAAGAACTTGATAGTCGCTTGCAAAAACGACTCCCTCATCTGTACAATCAACGTAGTAGTGAACCAACAAGGAGCAGACCTAGAAGCGTGGTAACTGGAACGGGTAGGGAAACGGGTAGAGCCTCTGGGGGCAACACCTTTGTTCTTGATCCGGAGCAGGTGCGTGCGATGAAGGACGCGGGACTTTGGGATGATCCAGAGAAACGTGCCCGGATGATCAAACGCTACGCAGCAGAAGCCAAACTTAATAGGAATGCTTGAAATGGACTCACGACTTAAAAAATCTCTCAGCGCCGGTGGACGCGAAACTCGCGCAAGCGAGGACGCAGAACGCGGACCTGTTGAAGAGAAGTTCATGACCGCGCAGGAACGTCGCAGGATGTGGAGCGAGGAGTGGACACAAAGTGCGCTGCCAAAGGTTCCGGAGATTCCGGGATGGCACCTTTGCTGGCTATCGACGACCAACAGTTACGACAGTATTGATAAGCGGATCAGACTTGGGTACGTTCCCGTGAAAGCGGATGAGTTGCCGGGGTTTGACAATTACCGTGTAAAGGCTGGCGAGGACACGGGTTTCATTGCTTGCAACGAGATGCGTCTGTACAAACTCCCTATGGATTTGTATCAGGACATTATGTTGCAAATGCACCATGAGATGCCCAACGACGAGTCGGACAAGATCCGGTTACAAGTTGAGAATCTTCAGGGTGCGCGTGACAGTTCAGGCAGAAGTCTGGGCAAGGTCGAAGGCGAAGGCTTTGGCGAATTGGACCGAACTGTTAGAACGCCGGTATTTTCCGGTTAACAAAGGAGTTTTGCTATGTCAGCAACAAACGCTCCGTTCGGCTTGCGCCCCTCGTTCCACCCGTCTGGTCTGGATCGGGCTATCGCGCTCGCTAACGGTATCGCCAGTGGTTATTCCACGGGCATTCTCAAGGGGCAACCAGTTGCCCTGAACACGTCCGGCAACATCATTGCCGCAACGGCTGGCAGCGCCTATCAGGGTGCTTTTGCTGGTCACGAGTGGACTGACGTTTCTGGCCGCCGCCAAATCAGCAACCAGTGGGTCGCAAGCACGGCCTACACGACCGGTTCTGAAGTCACCTACTACTACTCAGATCCAGCGATTGTCTATGACATTCAGGCTGACGGTAGTTTGGCTCAAACCTCAATTGGTGATCAGGCTAACTTCTCCAACATCGCTGCTGGCTCGACCACCACTGGTCTGTCGCAATGCACCATTTCGACCAGTCTTGCTGGTTCGGGTGCTGTTGGCGATCTGCGGATCATCAATCTTTCCCCCGGCGTTGATAATGCTTGGGGCGATGCGTACACGGTTGTTCAGGTTCAAGTGAGCCGCAGCCAGTACGTTGCAACCATCAACGCATTCTAAGGAGGGGTAAGTCATGGCAGCCCCAATGCGCAGTACGGACTTCCGTTCGATTGTTGAGCCAATCCTCAACGAGTGTTTCGACGGAGTCTATGACCAACGTACCGATGAATGGTCGCGGGTTTTCCGCGAGCAGACCGGTATCCCCCGCAACTACCACGAAGAGCCCGTCCTGTACGGTTTCGGCGCCGCACCTCAACTGCCAGACGGAACTCCGGTTTCGTACCAGCAGGGTGGTGTTCTGTTCCTCCAGCGCTATGTCTACAACGTGTATGGCCTTGCCTTCGCGTTGACGAAAGTGCTGGTTGAGGACGGCGACCATATCCGTATCGGTAACGTCTACGCTCGTCACCTTGCTCAGTCGCTGATTGAGACCAAAGAGACGTTGTCGGCAAACGTGCTCAACCGTGCGTTCAACAGTTCGTATGTCGGTGGCGACGGCGTCAGCCTGATCAACACCGCTCACCCGATCGTGAACGGTTCGTTCAGCAACCAACTGGCCACCGCAGCCAACCTGTCGCAGACCTCGCTTGAGCAGATGCTCATCCAGATCCGTCAGGCTGTGGACAACAACGGCAAGAAAATTCGTCTGGTTCCACGTCAACTGGTGGTTGCACCGGGCAACGTGTTCCAAGCCGAGGTTCTGCTGAAGTCTGTTCTGCGCACCGGCACGGCAAACAACGACCTGAACCCCATCAAGTCCATTGGCTTGCTGGACGAGGGCGCCGCTGTTCTGTCGCGTCTGACCAATGCCAGCGCATGGTGGGTTCAGACTGATGCTCCTGAAGGTATGAAGTTGCTGATGCGTCGCAAACTCGAAAAGACCATGGAAGGTGATTTCGAGACCGACTCTATGCGCTACAAGGCCACCGAGCGTTATCAGGTGGGCTGGACCGATCCGCGTGCCCTGTACGGTACGCCGGGCGTCTAAGCCGGTGGGGGGCTAATCACCCCCCGTTTTGTTTTTGGTTGGTCAAACTTTTCAAGGAGCAGACCATGCCTCAGTTTTCCGATGACCTGTTTTTGGGTCCAGCACAGACTTATATGGGTACGGGTATTCGTCCGTACACCACGACCGCTACCGGTGGCACCGGTGGTGTTTCTTCATCGACATTGCAAATCACCGCGCTCAATCAAGGCGCTCCGATTGCGTTAGGGATGTTTGTTGACGGCACGTCCGTTACAGACGGTACCTACATCACGGCGTTTGGAACGGGCACTGGCAGCACTGGCACCTACACGCTCAATCAAGCGATCAATATTGCCAATACGACCGCGCTAACCATGCACGGCAATATTGCGTTTGACGATCCTTCGCCAATGGATTTGGGTATCGGTCCTCTTGGCCGTATTTATGTCTGGGATGTGATCCCGCAGGCCAAGGTTGCAAACAACCTCGCAACGGCTCAGTCACCTACCAGCGCGTTCACGCTGACCGCTGGTACGTCGGTTAAGTCGGTAACGCTCAAGGACGGTTCGACCGGTTACGCGCTGGATCTGCCGCGTGCTCTGATCATCACGATCGGAACTGGCACGATTACCAACCGCAACATTACGATCTCGGGTTTTGACTACTACGGTCAAGCAATGAGCGAAGTGATTGCGACGGGTACGACGCAGTCCACGACTGTGAGCGGCAAAAAGGCGTTCTACATTGTCACCTCGATTACTACTTCTGGTGCGGTTGGCGGCACGGTGGCGGTTGGAACGACTGACATTCTTGGTCTGCCGGTTCGGGTGTTCAACGTGGCCTACATTGCCAGCGTCAAGTCCAACAGCACGTTGGCTCAGGATGCCGGTACGTTTGTCGCGGCAGACACTGCAACGGCTACAACGACCACTGGCGACGTTCGCGGCACTTATGTTCCTGCAACGGCTTCGGACGGTATCGTTCGCACCGTGATGGGAATCTTGTTGCCCGGTATTGCAGTCGGTCCCAATGCAACCCGAGTTGGCGCCCTCGGCGTCACGCAAGCCTAAAGGAGGCTGAAATGGGTGAATTTCGTCCAATGGTCAAGATGGAGACCACAGAGCCCTCCATCGAACTAAAGTTGAAGAAAGGCGGCAAGGTTGCCAAGAAAATGGCGGACGGCGGTATGCCGATGGGTGCAACGGTTGGCATTCCGCGTGGTGGCATGACTGGCGGTACGCCTCCATCGATGCCAGCGCTCGCCGCACGTCGCCGGGCTATGAAGGCTATGGGTGCTGCTCAGTCGGCTCCTGTAGGCCGCGCAGCATCGATGATGGGTATGAAGGAAGGCGGCAAGTCTGATATGGCGCAAGACAAGGCCATGATCAAGAAAGCCTTCAAGCAGCACGACGCTCAGGAGCACAAGGGCGGCAAGGGCACGAGCCTGAAACTGAAGAAGGGTGGAAAGTACGCTACCGGCGGCGCAATCCCCTCTGAATCAATTTCTGGCTCGCCTGCGACGACCATTGTTGATACTGCCAAGGCTGACAACGCCCCTGCTAACACGGGTGGTGTGCGTAACGGTAACGCTGGCGGCTTCAAGAAGGGCGGCATGATGAAGTGCGCCACGGGCGGAGCAATTCCGTCTGAGACGACTTCCGGGTCTTACGACAAGACCGAGATGCACTCCTCAAAGCCTGACAACGCGCCTGCCAAGGACGGCAGCGTGAAAAAAGGTAATGCTGGTGGGTACGCTACGGGCGGCGTCATGAAAGCCAACAACGGTGGATACCGTAAGGGCGGTGCTGCAAAAAAGTTTGCTGAGGGCGGCCGCGTTCAAAACGACGGCGGTCCGGAGCAGATGCCACAGGGACGCAAGCCTGCATCTCCTGCGGTAGCAATTTCGATGCTCTCTGGCACCTACAAAAAGGGTGGCAGAGTAGCGCCGAACAACAAAGCACTGCAAGCAGACTACGATGCTGACAATGCGCCTGCTGTGAAAGAAGCAAAGGTGGATACGCGGTTGAAGTACGGTCCTGATACCTATCAGGGCCAAACGATTCCTGCCATGCCAGTGATGAAAAAACGCGGCGGACGTTGTTAAAATGGACGGGGGCTTCGGCCCCTGTCTTCATTGGAGGTTAGGATGAGTAATGGAATTGTTGCTTCAGTTACCCGTGCTGGAGCATATGAGCCGTTTGAATTACAAGTGTCTCGTGGCCAAATCATGGGCCACAGCACAACAAATATTTTTGCATACGGAACTACTCCTGCCACAGCAGGAACGTTTAGAACCGTGTGGGAAAATATGGGGTCAACAGACTATGTGTTCCCCACATCTGCATCTACAATGAATTTGGTTAGTACGGTTGCAGGAGATACCGCAACCATCACTATCACTGGACTGGATGCCAGTTACAACTTAATTTCTGAAAGTTTGGTTTTGAACGGAACAACCAATGTTCCAACAACCAAATCATATTTTCGCATTAACAACATATCAGTGTCGGTTGGTTCGGCAACCAACCCGACTGGCGTAATCACATTGTCGGTTAGTTCAACTGTTTACGCACAAATCAACACACAAGTTGTCAACGGGGTAACCAGTAGTATTGGCACATCACAAATGGCCGTGTATACGGTGCCAAATGGCTATACTTTTTACGGTTACAGGTATGGTGCGTATTCATCCTTTAACGGTAACACGGCTAACTACACAACATACAGAGCGTTGAGCAATACTTCTTCTGGCGTGCAAAAAGTTATTGTTCAGACTCCGTATAACACAACATACGAAGTACAAAGACACTTCCCATTCGCATACCCTTCTGGGACAGATTTAAGATTTCAAGTTGCAAGCAGCGCCGCAACAGCCGCAGTAGTAAGCATTAACATTGGCGGTGTTTTGATAGAAAACAACAACAATGTTGTTGGTTCTGGTACTTAATCATGCCAAGCAAGTCACCAGCCCAGCACCGCCTGATGGAGGCGGTTGCCCACAATCCAAAATTTGCCAAGAAAGTTGGCATTCCTACGTCGGTTGGGAAGGACTTTGCAGCGGCTGACAAAGGCATGAAGGGCGGCGGCTTGTATGCCAATATCAATGCCAAACGTGAGCGGATAGCCGAAGGCAGTAACGAGAAGATGCGCAAACCCGGATCACCGGGCGCACCGACTGCATCAGCGTTCAAGGAATCAGCTAAGACTGCAAAGATGAAAGATGGCGGCCCAAGTCTTGCAATTGGCCGGGGTGAGAAATTGCCTGCGGATCAAGGCGCAGGGCTTACGGCAAAGGGCAGAGCAAAGTACAATAGCGAGACTGGGTCTCATCTCAAGGCACCGCAACCCCAAGGTGGGGCACGGCGTGATTCGTTCTGTGCCCGTATGGGTCCGGTGGCGGAAAAGAGCGAGACGGGAAGCAGGTCTCGGGCCTCAATGAAGCGTTGGAACTGTCCGGGGTGGTAAGTGGCTTATTCAGGCACAGTTGGCACGACGGTAATCAATGTTCAGCAGTTAATCGACCACGGCGCACGTCGGGCCGGTAAACTTGCTGAAGAACTCACGTCAGAGCAGGTAACGTCTGCCCGTGAATCACTGTTCTTTCTTTTGTCCAACCTAATCAACATTGGGATTCAATATTGGGCGATCAGCAAGAAAGTGTACGGCATGAAGGCCGACCAATACATCTACGACCTTCCTGTTGGCGGAAACGACGTGCTCCAAGCGCTGTACCGCAAGATGGCAAGGCCAACTGGCTCGTACTCTTCAAGCGCTGGTGGCGTAACCGAAAACGCTTTTGACGGCAACATCAATACGATTTGCACTCAGACCACCGCTGGCGGGAACATATCGGTCAACTATGGATCAACGAATCCAATCTATATTGGGTCTATCGGCGTCCTGCCGGGCGTTTCTGGCACGTTCAATGTGGTATTTGAGTGCTCCTCTGACGGCAGTACATGGACCACGATCGCCGCTCCCGGATCAACTGTCTGGGTTGACAACGAATGGCTCTGGTACGACATCGATCCGGGCTACACGGTCCCGTACTATCGGATCCGGGCAATCAGCGGCACGTTGAGCCTGCGGGAGTTGTTCTTCGGTAATAACTCGACCGAAATCACGATGGCCCGGCTTAACCGGGATGACTACACCAACCTGCCAAACAAGAACTTTACGGCCAACCAACCGTTCCAGTTTTGGTTCAATCGGACCATCCCGCAGTCCAAGATGTACCTGTGGCCGGTTCCAAGCGATCCGTTTGTGCAAATGACGGTTTGGTACTCGCGGCAGATTGACGATGTTGGCGCCCTGACGGACGAGTTGGAAGTGCCGCAGCGCTGGTACGAAGCCACGATCATGATGCTGGCTCACCGCATGAGCCTAGAGTTGCCGGGTGTGTCATTGGAGCGTGTTCAGTACCTTGAAGGGCAGGCTGAGAAATACTTGGCATTGGCCGAGTCGGAAGAGCGCGACAAGTCGCCAATTTACTTTGCCCCGAACATCAGCGTGTACACCCGGTAATGCCACGCTTCCTTGACACTCGTGGTTACTCTGACATTGCAATTGCGGTATGCGACCGCTGCAAGATGAAGTACCCACATTCGGTGTTGCGGCCGGATCCAAACTTTCCGGGCCTGCAGGTTTGCGATACCGGGTGCGCTGATCAATTTGACCCGTATCGGTTACCCGCAAGAAAGACTGAGCGGATTACAATCAGGTTCCCGCGTCCTGACGTGAGCGTGGCCGCAAACGATGATTACCTGTTGACCGAGGGCAGCAATCAATTTCAGATCTCGACGGAAGGCAATACGCAGACGCCAACCCTCACCGGGAATGAAGACACAATTGCGCCCAGCCCACCGAGCCAAGAGTAATGTCAGCACAAGTTACGATCACCCAACTGCCAGCCGCCGGGACCATTACTGGAACCGAGTTGGTTCCGATCGTGCAGAATGGTCAGACAGTACGGACAACTACCGGCGCGATATCGTCGGCTGGCACGCTTACTCAATCTTTTCTGACGGTTACGACAGAGCCAAGCCTTGTCAATTCACGGGCGTTAGCAAGTGGCACCGGGGTCCAATTAGTAAACACCGGTTCAACCCTTCAGATCAACCTTAACGGGGCTTCTGGAAGCCTTGAAGGGGCTGGCACAGGGGTTGTTGTCAAGAACTCAGGAACGACGGTTGTAGCGCGAAGCATAGCGGTTTCTGGCAACGGAATCTCAATTGCAAATGGCAGTGGAGTTTCTGGCAACCCAACGGTTTCTCTGACGGGTAATGTGCTGGCGTTGGCCGGGGTCAGTGCTAACGGGTTGCTGACAATAACCACCGCCGGTGCAGTTGGTGCCACTTCAATTGCTGGGACAACCAACCAGACGACGGTTACCAACGGTGATGCGGTTTCCGGTGCTCCTACGGTTGGATTGGCGGACAACGTAGTTTTGCCGGGAACCGCAAGTGCAACCCTGCCGATCGGAACAACCGCAAACCGTCCGGTCTCGCCGGTCAACGGAATGGTGCGGTACAACTCCACAACCACAGGATTTGAGGGGTACTCCGGAGGCGCATGGGGTGCAATCGGTGGCGGCGGGACGGTAAGTAGCATCACCGCCGGGACTGGATTGTCTGGCGGCACGATCACAACCTCGGGCACGATTGCAATCAATGCGACTGGGGTAACGGCCGGGACCTACACTTACCCGACCCTTGCGATCAATTCGCAGGGACAAGTTACGTCAGCGGCCAACGGAACGGCGCCTATCACGTCAGTTTCCGGAACTGCAGGTGCCATTACTGCAACCGGGTCTCCGGCGGTAACGCTGAACCTTGCAACCGCCTTGGCGTTTTCCGGGAAGACTATTTCTGATGGTGCGTACACGGGCGCAACCATCGACAACAGCCCGATTGGTAGCACGACTCCATCAACGGGCGCGTTCACGACAATTGCAGCCACAAGCGGGACGGTACTGAATCCGCCGACTGCTGCAACCAGCATCACCAACAAAAGTTACGTTGACTCTGTTGCGGTTGGACTGAAGTACCACGCGGCCTGTCAGTTGGCCACGACTGCTGCTCTTCCATCTTGCACTTACAGCAACGGATCGGCAGGAGTTGGGGCAACGCTAACGGCAACGGCCAATGCTGCTCTGACGGTGGATTCTGTTGCGGTAACGGTTGGCCAGCGGATCCTTGTTAAGAATCAAGTCGCTGGATTGCAGAACGGTGTGTATGACGTTACCCAGACTGGTTCTGGTGCTGCGCCATTCATTCTGACACGGTCGACTGACTACAATACCGGCGGCACTGCGTACAATCAGGTCAACACCGGTGATTATTTGTTTGTTCAGTTGGGCACAACCAACGCAAACAGTTCATGGGTTCAGACAACGCTGCAGCCAATCACGATTGGCACAACCGCTCTGGTCTTTACTCAGTTCTCAGCCGGCGCCACGACTTACACGGCCGGCACCGGACTGACACTTTCGGTCAATCAATTCAGCATTACCAACACCGGAGTTACTTCCGGAACGTATGGTTCTGGGGCTATAATTCCGGTGTTTGCGGTAAATGCGCAAGGCCAGTTGACTAGCGTAACCAATACGGCAATCGTAGTTTCTGGGGGTACGTTCTAATGGCTCAAACGGGCTACACGCCAATTTCCCTGTACTACAGCAGTACAGCAAGCGCTACGCCGTCTACCGGAAATTTGACCAACGGTGAGTTGGCCATCAACATTACTGATGGCAAGCTGTTCTACAAAGACAACTCTGGTGTTGTTCAGGTCATTGGCACCAAGGGCGGCGTTGGATCGTCCTCAACAACTCAAGTTCTATATAACAGTTCTGGCGCTGTTGTCGGATCCGCCAATCTTACGTTTGATGGCACCAAACTAACAGTCGGTGGCCTGAACAACTCGGCCCTGACGGCGTCGCAGGCGGTTTTTACTGATGGTTCCAAGAACCTCGTAAGCAACGCCATTACCGGTACGGGCAACGTGGTGATGTCCACCAGCCCAACGCTAGTTACTCCCGTTTTGGGAACTCCCACAAGCGTCACGCTGACCAATGCAACGGGATTGCCGATCTCTACCGGCCTCTCTGGGCTTGGGACTGGGGTTGCGACCGCGCTTGGAATTAACGTCGGAACCGCGGGGGCATTTGTAGTTAACGGCGGTGCGTTGGGTACTCCAAGTTCTGGCACCTTGACGAATGCCACCGGATTGCCACTGACCACCGGCGTTACGGGTCAATTGCCGATTGCTAATGGCGGTACTGGCCAAGCAACTGCATCTGCTGCATTTAATGCGCTGTCCCCGATTACGACGACGGGCGACCTGATCATTGGTAACGGCACCAACAGCGCTACACGGCTTGCAATTGGTACGAATGGATATGTATTAACGTCTAACGGTACTACTGCCTCTTGGGCGGCTTCTACGGGCGGTGTAACGTCATTTACGACCAGCCTGTCTGGGTTGACACCGAACACTGCTACCACCGGCGCTATCACTCTGGCTGGAACCCTTGGGGCTACGAGCGGCGGTACAAGCCAATCGACGTACACAACCGGCGATATTTTGTATGCGTCGGCTTCAAATACGCTATCCAAACTTGCGATTGGAACGAGCGGTCAGGTTCTGACAATTTCCGGCGGTGTCCCGGCGTGGGGTGCAGCGGCGGCGGCAGGCGTCACAACAATCTCGTTTGGATCAACCGGACTGACACCAAGCACTGCAACATCCGGCGCGGTGACGGTGGCTGGAACGCTCGCGGTGGCCAACGGCGGAACTGGAGTAACGAGCAGCACGGGTTCTGGCAACAATGTGTTGTCAACCAGTCCAACTCTGGTTACTCCCATTTTGGGAACACCGACTAGCATCACGTTAACGAACGCAACCGGCTTGCCAGTTTCAACTGGTATTTCTGGTTTGGGAACCGGCGTTGCAAGTGCGCTCGCGGTCAACGTCGGAACTGCCGGATCTCCGTTGGTCAACGGCGGGGTATTAGGTACGCCATCAAGCGGTACGCTGACGAATGCAACTGGCTTGCCGCTGACTACGGGCGTTACCGGAAACCTGCCGGTTACAAACCTCAACAGCGGAACCTCTGCATCAAGCACGACGTTTTGGAGGGGCGACGGCACTTGGGCGACTCCCGCTGGTGGATCTTCTAGCCCGTTGGTTGAATCCCAAACTTTGATAACATCAAGTTATTCTTTGGCCGCAAACAAAAACGCAATGAGCTTTGGTACGACTACAATTGCTCCCGGCGTTTCGGTTACGATTGCACCACTTGACAAGTGGGTGATCACTACATATTTCGGCGTTTTCTAAGGAAAATTCATGGCCTCAACTATTAACGCAACGACCAATGGAATAGTCAATATTGGGGATTCGGTTGCGACCCTTGCCTTGCAAACGGGTGGTACGACCGCGGTTGCAATTGATACGGCTCAGATCGTTACTCTTTCCAAGAGTCTGGCGTTGTTGGGTTCTACTTCTGGGTCCGTTTCGATTGCTGCACCGGCAGTAGCAGGCACTCAGTCTTATACACTCCCCACGGCGGTTCCTGCGGTCAACGGCTACGCTTTAACCAGTACGACCGCTGGTGTGATGAGTTGGGCTAGTGCAGGCTCAAGTCAATGGACAACCAGCGGTTCTAATATTTACTACACGACCGGAAGTGTAGGGATTGGAACAACTTCTCCGGCGGTGACTTTTGAAGTTGACGCTACATCTGGCGAGGCTTTGAGGGTTGCGGCTACCGGCGCAAACCAAAGCATTTATTCAAGATATATTGCTGGATCTCCAAACGTTGGCAACCTTTATGTTGGCGTGGATAGTGCCGCTGGCGCTGTAAGCGGGGTCTCTGCCGCTGGGTTAATGTGGCAGAACGGAAATTCTTCGCTGGCGTTTGGAACAAATAACGCATTGGCGATGACATTGACGGCAAACGGGACGATGATTCTTAAAGGAGGGTCATCGTCTGCGACCGGCGTTGGAGTTACTTTCCCCGCAACACAATCGTCATCGTCTGACGTCAATA